GCCGCCGTCTATATAGAAAGATCCATGCGCATCATCAGCGTTGTAATGACAGATCAATTCTTCTGACGGCGCATTACTGAGAGGCTCGGTTAAGTTTGTTGGAGTAAAGAGCAGCTCGACACGTTTATGATCTGCGTATCCAGGGATATCGGTAACGTCTCCAAACAGACCGACCTCTGCGTCCTTCATAGACACCGCAAGTTCTTCACGACCGATATATACAGATAGATCTGCAACCCGGTCTCCCTGGGCGAACACAAGTGCTCGATCAATCATTTCGATGAAAGTTGATTTGCGAATCTTGAACGAGTTTGGATATTCGCGCTTTAAAACTCGATTGATATTCGGGTAAGCGTCACCAAAGATCGTTGCTCTGATTTGGGTTGAAGCATCTGGCATTAGCAAGAATTGTCCCTGACTAATGCCTACCGAAACGTCATTCATGGTTTTGATAATTGGATCAAAGATTCCAACGGGTACTGTTATCGGCTCATAGATAGGACTAGCCTCGATTGGAACCGTGGCTACGCGATATCGATCTGTAGCGATAATCTTTGTAGAATCAAGATGAACGCCGCTGAGAGGAGGAGTTCCCTTAGTATCTGCAGCCCATTCCACCATCTTGATTTTTCCGCCGAGGCCAGGAATAACTTCTAGCCCGAGAGGATCAAAGCCCTCCCACTGTGGAAAGTAGGAGGAATCCATAAGCCGCATTCGACACTTTGTTCGGCCAGAGAGGAGATTTACCTCGTTGCCGTTCTGGATTAATTCTACGGTCTTTCCTGACCCGATAGGCAACTTAGCGAGCATGGCTGAGATAATGGTACTCGGGAGTCGCCATTCTCCCTGTCCTTCAGTCTCTAGTACGTTGACCGCCTGGAGATAGAAGATATCCAGATTAGTAGCCTTAACAGTAAACGTACCGTTGCTATCCAGGAGAAATAGAACACCTGCGCACTTATCGAAGTTATTTCCCTTAGTCGGCGCAACGCTTGCTGCCTTTCCTACCGCATCAGCAATAGTCGAGGTTTCAAATACGGCTCGCATTTCACTCCAGGTCGCTTATTTTCTGCTGAATAGAATCATCTTTGCTTGCTTCGCCCTCTTTGTCGCTATCGCGTTTTAAGAGTGAGCGACGGCACGTGACTGCGTAATATGTTCTCCCTAGAGCGAGTGCTACTTCTAGCGCAGGAAGATCTCTAGTTTGTTCGAGAAACTCTTGTTCCTCGGTAGTCCAAGCGTTTCTATGTTTGTCAGCTTTCTCGATTGTCTCGTCAAAGTACTCATTAAGCGCTTTCTTTGAGAAAATCGCATGACATTTAAAACACATAGACTCGAGGTACTTGCGATCCGTCTTGGGAAAGTCGCTCGCAGGCTTGAACTCGTCACACTTGAAACAGGTACGCGCAAGAACTGTTCTGAGTCCTACGGTGATAATTCCACTTCTAAAAGAAACCCGCATGCCTTTTCTGGCGACCAATTGGGATCACTTCTTTTCAGTAGAGTTCACAGGTTCTTGAGGTGTTGCCGACCAGGCGCGAGAGTCGTTGCCGATGTCAACCCAACGGCCCGGCTTCCACGCGAGCCGATTCGGGCCACACCAGATGCACTCAGTCCGCTCGTAGTTGAGCGTATGTAGGTTCAGAGGGCCGATGGGGCACCAGTCGCCTTTCATCGCTCGGCCTCCATGTCGGCGCGGTTAAGTCCTTTTGGATAGTAACCATGTTCTAACCATCGCTTGCCGTCAGAGTCGAGGGTCTGATAAATGTTGCACCGTCTACAGATCCGTCGAGTAACCCAATGCGCACGCGGTTCCCATCTGTGTCTAAGCAGACAACGCCACCGCCTCATAGGACTAACATTCCTACGATAATGCTAACCAAGAAGTACAGAAAGACTGCAACGGCAGCGAATATCATAAGACAACAACCTGAGTTCATTTTTCTGCTACCTGATAAGAGCGTATCGACGCTGTGCTGTAGCGGCGAGATCAAGGGTATGTTCTTTGGGGCTCAGCTTTAATCCGTCGCACGCACAGCAACGAATCCAGGCTCGCTGAATCCACGTACTGGTCGCACCAGGCTCACGAATGATCGAGAACTGAATACCTGGATTGTCAAGGCGCTCGCCATCGTTCCACTCAATAGAGTGGAAGTTTTTTGATTCATTCCAGAAGGTGTGCTTGTCGTGGAACGGCGCGTGAACAAGCATGCGAATTGCACCCAAATGAAAAGATGCTCCGATTGTGGCAAAATGCTTCTCGCCACTGAAATCGGTCTGACAGCCAAAGATTACACCTTCGGCTACCTTTCCATTATTGGTACAGTGTCCACTGTATCCACCCATCACGATACAGGTAGGCTTCTCGCCACCCTCGCCGTTTGTATCTGCTTTCGCAGATGACGCGAGCATCGCGGTTCCGACCATAAGGCCAGACAGCGCTACACAAAAGAGTTTAATTTTCATTAGAATCTCCTCCTGCTAAAGAAGCATCCCGAGCTTGTTGATGGACTTGTTTTTGAATCTCCTGTCCACGGAGATATGTTTGTCGCTGAACAAGGGTCTGTAATTCGCCTCTAAGGATTGGAAACTTATTCATATCGATAAGTTCACCCTTGTTTGATCTTACTTCAAGAACTCGTCCGTCCTCTATGATTACGAAGCCGTTAAGTTCTTCGGAACGCTCATTCCAAGTTACAATGTTGAGCGTTTTAATTTCGTTCAGGACGTGCGAAGGTAATTCTGGCATAGCCACTTCCAGTACCCAATGGAGTCAACCAGGTCGGGGATCACTCTGTGGATCTTTCGAGATTCACACTCCTCCTCAGCGCGCTTCCATAAGGAGTAGTTGCTGTACTTCATGGCTTCACAAATCGAAGAGACATCAACAACGCGGTAGTGAAAAAGCGCCGCCAAGCTAGGACAGTGCCTGTTCAGAAATCCTCTGTCAAAGTCAACAGAGGATCCACACAGGGGAGGCTTCGAGTCACCTACGAGATCATGAATCCAATCGCGAGTCTCCTGGAATCCCGTCCAGAACGGAGTTGAAATATTTACAGACTCAAGATCCGACCACAGGCCAGACGATGAGTGCATATCGTTTACGACCGGATTGAGCTTCGCTGTAGCGATTGCGTCATGGTAGTAACCAGACGTGCCACGAAGGACTCTAGAGAACTGATCTACGGTACTGCCCTGCGGATCGGTAACCTTGAATCCAATCTCGAGGATAGCGTCCTTTTCAGGATTCAGTCCTGTAGTTTCAAGGTCTACCCAAAACATCAAATCTGACATTACTCGTCTCCGTACTTCTTATTGAGGAGTCGTTTTACCTCAGACTCTGGGACTCTCCAGTGAGCGTTTTCTCCGAGAGGCTTATATGCTTTAATCTTTCCTTCCTTGATCCATCGAGCTACGGTTACAGTCTTGACGCCAAAGAACTTGGCGACCTGTCCCGTTCGGTATAGAGTTTCAGGTGTATCTCCCATCAATCTTCCTCTGCCATAAGAGCAGCGATGAGCCGCTTTTTGAAATCAGACTTCTCGACCACCATGCCGAACAACTTTCGTTTCTGATGAAGAATCTGTTCAACACGATTCTCGATTGTGTTTCTACAGATGTACTCAAAAACCTGTACGGCCTGCGTAGTGGAAGCCCCGATTCTATGAAGCCTGTCGATTGCCTGCTGGTTCATTCCAGGAGTGAACAGTTTGTCCAAGAAAAAGGCATGGCGGGCCGTTGTCATATTTAAGCCCACGCCAGCTACTTGGAGCATGCAAACTAGAACCGCTGGCTCCTTACATGCTGACCACTCGCGAACCACAGGCATACGATCTGCCTTTGGAATATCGCCATGTAACTCCCAGATATTAATATCTGGATTAGCAGCCTCTAGACGACTTGCATAACACTCTAGTACGTCTCTAAACTGCGTAAAGACGACCAACTTGTTAGGTTCCTGCTTGAGAATCTCGACGGAATCCTCGATAGCAAGATCGAGCTTAGATGAGTTATCAATTCCGCTAAAGGGGAACGTAGTTCCGCAGATCTGTTTCAGCCTGAGGAACTTCGTGAGCGCATTCTCTATCTCTTGCGGGTCATCCTGGTCGAACACCGAAAGTTTAAGCTCTTCGATTACCTCGTCATAGAGCTCTTTCTGCTCATCCTTCAAATCGACTCTGCGCTGAATGATTTGGACATCAGGTAGATCAAGAACATCCTTCTTCATCCTGCGCAGCATGTAGCTGTGCAGGAGTCCACGAAGTTCTTTTTCATTCTTGACGCCAATTATCTGCTTGTTTTTATATCCCCCGAACACGCAGTATCGGTTAGTAAAAGACCAGTTGTTTCCAGTTCGAGCAGGATCGCATTTATAAAGAAGTGCCCAGAGCCCATCTACCTGATTCAACATCGGAGTGCCCGAAAGTAGAAATGTTCTCTTGGTAGAGAGATCTACCGCAGCTTCGGTACGCTTCGCTCCAGCGTTCTGTAAGTAATGCGCTTCGTCGAAGATCGCAATATCGAATCCATGAAGATTGAACTCATGAACATGCTTAGTAAGCTGCTCATAGTTGGCAATTACGATCTTGACTTCAGTATCATCATGGCCCAAGAACTCAAGAAGTTGAATGGTTCTTTGCTGAGGAGTGAGAGCTTTTCGCTTACCCTTGGAGTTAATTTCCTCGCCAAAGATGAGATACTTGAATCGAGTAAACTTCTCAATCTCGTCAGCCCAATTTCCCTTCAGAGTGACTGGACATACAACAAGAATCTTTGAGGCTCGATGTAACTTAGCATCAATGGCGACGATAGTCAATGACTGAAGAGACTTGCCAAGCCCCATATCGTCGGCTAGAATGAAACTAGGCTTACGCGCAAGGGTCCGAACTCCGTCTACCTGATGAGGGTAGAACTCTACAGTATCGTAGAGATACGGCTCGAGACTCTTGCGGCTATACGGGGAGGTCACTTGACCTGCTCCCTCCACTGAACGCCACGAATAGCCAAAGCCGCTTGTACAGCGAGGCTATGAGAAACCTTCTCGCAAGTGCAGATAGGATCACGTGAATACACTCCACGTATTACGTCAATACACTTTTGACAAAAGTCGCCCTCGCATGCAGGGCAAGTAGTGACTAGACTACTAAGAACCTGACTCCTGGTTCGCGGCTTGGTGGACGACTTCGGAAACGGGCGGGACGGCCTTGGGGACATTGTGGACTCTTCCGTTCGGGAGATGTAGTGCGCCTGCAGAGTTCGAAGCGGCTGCTCCAGCGGGCCTAACGAAAGCCTTTCGTGCTTGGATTTCCGCTTCGGCTTGCTTGGCCTGTTCGAGTAATCCAGCGATCATGTTAGAGACGGTTACCTGATACGTGTTATCAACGTCTGCCATGAAGCCTTCGTCGATGATCTGATAATCAAGAAGCGTTTTGAGAAGAGCCTGGAATCGAAGTTCGTTTCCATCGAGGTTTGGAGTTGCACCAAACGTAGAGCAACGCTCGACTAGATTCCTCCACATAGCAGCATTCGCCGCCATGAGTTTCTCTGTGGAGTTCTTTGTCTTTTCAATAGCCGGATCGAGTTCCTTCTGAGGGAAATCTCCCTCTTTGCGGTTATGCTTCTTTCCCATTAACCCCAACCATCCTTCACGTAACACCCGGAGCATTCGTCCGGCTGATTGAGCATTCTGTCTTCGAGTGAAACGTAGACCATTTCACACTTAGCGCACTTTACTTTCGGAAACTTGCCCTCAACTAGGGACATCCTGTATGTAGCCATATTAGCGACATACTCGGAATCGAGCTTCGAAACGAGGTTCGCCCAGCCAGCGGGGGTAGACTGATCTGTTTCATATGACTCCGAGGAACCGTCGCCTACAACAGACTCAAGTTCGGCGTCGTGGTTTCTACCACATCCGAGACACCTTTGGAACTCATAAGAGAGTCTCGACATAATCAGCCCTTCAATATAAAGAGTGTACTCTGGATTCATTCGTACACTCTTTAAGAAGGCGCCCATGAAGCTAAGCTGATCCTCATTAAGGCTATGAAGGAACTGTTTTAACGAATGAAGATCAGCGATCATCTGCTGCTGCACTTCGTCTTGCTGGTCGGCATACATCTTTTGCTGAGCTATTTGCTCAATGACCTGCTGCTTGGCTTCCTCTGGCAAATCGTCAAAACTCATATTAAACAAAGAGTGTCCTTAGAGGAGTGCCGGATTCCCTCGATACAGGTATTAACGAGGGAATCCGGCAGAAAAGGGATACCTTTACTTAGAAAGGCAAATCATCATCATCGTCGTCAGCCGGAGCGGTAACAGCTACCGGCTGCTGTGCGACAGGCGCTTGCGGAGGTGGCGCAACTAAGGGCTGTGCGACAGGCGCTTGCGGAGGTGGCGGCGCAACGGGTTGCGTGGCCGTTTGTGGGGTCGAAATCGGCTGCTGGACCGGAGGTACGGCTACGGGCTGCTGGGCCGTTGGCGGGGCCGCTACGGGCTGCTGAACGGGCATCGCTGGCGGCGCTGGCGGCGTAGCAACGGGCGGCGGTGACGCTGCAGTAGCGAACGGATCAGGCGTATCCCAAGGATCGACTACCTGCGTCTGATCATTGATGATCGACTGCGCATCACTTACGCCTCGATCCTCATACTCATCATCGTACGAGGTCTGTCCAGGCATGCGCTCGATAAAGCCCTTCATCTGGCCGTACTGAACAGCATAAGTGCGCCATTCGTTTCTATCGGTTTCTTCGCCGATAGAAAATACGGGCTTAGAGTAAGTGTTCCCCCCCATTGAATGCTCTTTAAGCGTGATTCGAGTCAGCTTCTCGAATGGCGCAGCGTTTCGCTGGAGGAAAACAGTGAAGAACGACTTGAGCGGCCCGAGCCCTGACTTAGCGAAGGAGATAATTGCCGGAGAAAAGACTCCATCGCCGTAATGCCGCATGATAGGCAGCGTCCAAGTTTCCTGGCAATACGGCTTGTCGCCAGCAGGATGCGAGCCCCACTCCTTCAGAGAGCAGGCTTCGCAGGGGAGATGAATGTTTCCATCAGACTGAGGTGGATAGTCTGCTGGATTGAAGGCGGTAAGCTCCCAGGGAAACCTCCGGTCGCGAGGAGTGTCCTCGCTTACGTTCGGCACGCCGAGGGAGAAGAATGGTGCTTGACACATCGGCTTGACGTTGGCCTCGTTTGTAATCTTGTGGAACCAGAGGAGCCGCTGCTTTACGAGACCAAGAACAATGCAGTCTAGGACATCAAAGAGAGTGTCAGGCGCAAGTGAATCCTTAAACTTTACTTCTTTGTGAACGATGTTGAGCCTTGGAACAATGGCGTCCTGCATGCCGAACTGTTCCATTCCAGCGTAAGAAGATCGATCATACGCAACAACATCAGTTGATTGAGGGCCAGTTGGAGCTACTGTCATGAGGTTCCTTTGCTTGAGTTTCTGCATTCTTAGCGGCTGCAAGATAAACCAAGTAGCCATTGAGCTCGACCATTCGAGCCCGGAGGGTTTCCAGAACTTCTTTAAGGTGCGCTAAGCTAGAATCAGACTCATCAAGACCGCCCTGAACTTCACGCTGCTGGTGTCTATAGATCATCAGCTGTGCATCATTTCGTCGTGCAGTCTTGATATGAGATTCGAATGCCGTGGCCGACATCTGAGGATTGTTTCCGCGCTCTTCGATCGTAAGAACAGCTTCACGATCCAAAATCTTGTCAGCTAGCTCTCGCTTCTCTGAAACCAACTTGGTGATATTAGCCCGAAGACGATCCATGTCCTCGAGGACAGAAGAGGCCTTATCAAAGACCTCATGCACCTCAAGGATATCCTCGGCGTATCGGACTGCCTTGTTACTCATTGTTGTCCAATCGTATCATTTAGCATGATATCTAGCAACTCATTGAGTTATCGGACTCTGAAGAATCAGTCATGTTATACGAAGCCTCGTGTATAGAACTTGATTCCCTTCGCACGAAGGAAGTTCTTAAATGCCTGCTCGGATACCCTCCAAACAGGCTCCTCGTCAGTTGGGGCAAGGTTTACTGCTTTAATCATGGTCTTTGGGCAGAAGCCTGGCGAGATTCCTTCATAGTGAATAAACCTACTGAAAGTAATCTCGCTCACCTGGAGGAATCCACGAATCTGATCAAACGTATAGAAGAAATACTTGTTTGGCAACTCGATTCGCTCACCTTTTGTGTAGGTCATAGCCACTCATAAAATCCTCGGTTCGTCCATCGGGGAAGATAATCTTAGTATGAAGGCCTCTATCGTAAGCTCTACGAATTGTCGTCCACGTGCCCGACCTCGTAATCATCTCAGACTCCAATGGAGTTGCAATTAAGAGGTCGGACTCATTCACGATATTAAGGTTGCGAGTCAAGTAGGGCGCAGCTGAGCGTACCTGATAACTGCCTGTACACCATGCGCGATGCCCGGAGTTCTCGGGGGGATGAGAAATAACTAGCCATCCGACAGAGCGCGCAAGCGCATGAGCCGTAACGTCTGATCCTTTGCAATCTCCGTGATGAAAATACATCTCATTACGGTAGTGACCTGTGTACGGATCCAGGGTTCGAAGTAGGTCAATGCTATAAAAGAGGTCGACCAAGGCTAACCGCTGCTCTTCGGTCATGCCCTTTCGGGTTCCAGTAAAGCCTATATGCCTCATGCAATAGCTCCTGGAGGGATAATCTCGAAGTTAAGAACGTCGTTTACAACTGTGATGTTGATAATCCACCCGTTGTGAATGACTGTCGCTTCGCCGAAAGAAAGGAGGTCTGCCATAGCCTCGCCCGCTTTGGTATTTACAAGCTCGATAAAGTCAGGATCCGCCGCGAGGCGCATGATCTCTGCTTGGCCCGCTTCGTTCATACTTTTATACCCCTCTTTTGGGCTGACTTAAACATGGCAGATTTTTTGCGAGCGCTTGACTTTAGCTTGTCGAGCTCCTGAGCGCTGAACTTGAACTCGGATCTCACCATCCGAAGTGGCTTCTTCGCTGTCTCGCAGAACCCAATAGAAGCCCATCTTTCCCACACGGCACTAATCGCTCCGGTCGAAGGCGGGATCGACTGATTGCGGGTCGCAAGCTCTTCTGAGATATTCTTTGGAGTACATGCATCCCAATCATAGACTCCCATATCCCATGCTAGACAGACCTCGAGAACTTCGTATTCTAGCCTACCTCGGGCCTTCCTGCCGGTCGGTGTGTCCGCGAATGCATGCCCAGCCACGACAACCGCTGGTGTCGCCACGGTTCCCTCGTGGCTATGGGGTGCGATTGTACCGACGGAATTAAAGCGGGTCGCATTGACCTCATCGATTATGACGTCAATAGGCACAAAGCTGCCTAAATCTGGAACATAATCGGACCTGACCAGGACTCTTTCGATGCCTGCCATCTCGTACATCTCGTCAAGATCTGCATGGCACTTGCAGGGGCAAGTATCCCACCAGGGACAAGTGGGATACGGCGTCCCTGCTGGAGATTTAAACTTAGTTCCCTCACACTGGCCAAGGCCACAGAAGCCTGTCAGGAACTTCATTCGCCCTGTGCGTTTGACTTTCGTTCCAGGCCGCGGTAATACAGGCATGCGTTTCTCCTATGAAAATCAAAAAAGAACAGAGCATTGGTTTGAGTGTAGAAACCCTTAACTTGTCCGCATGGGCAGGTTAGGCACCAGGAGTATCCTCCTGGCTCCTTCTTGATATTTGCCTTTTGGAACGCCATTTCGGTACTGTCTATAAAATCTGAAGTATCAATGAAGATGGACGGCGTTCCGTCAGACTTCAAGAGGTTATACTCAACGACAGCTTCGTTACGAAGCTTAGAGTTTACCGCAATACTCCAGCAGTCAGAGTCTGGGTCGCCAACTAGAACAAAATAACTCGGCGTAAGACTCATTCGAAATCAACTCCATCACGCATCTGCTTGAGGTCGACTCCGGTATAGATCTCGGTCGTGGCCGAACTACTGTGTCCAAGGAGCTCCTGGGCCGTTCGAAGGTTGCCAGTCTTATTAAAGACAGCGGTCCCGAAGGTAGCTCGCAGATCGTGGCTTGCGATCGGCCTCGATAAGCCGGCCCTCTCGCCTAGAAGGGTTATCATTCTTCGTACTGACCTGTCATTGTAGGAAACGAGTGTCTTTTGCTTTGTTAAGCAAGCGGTTACATAAGCTCCGTTGAGAGCTTCCCAACACTTCTGCGACATGGGAATCTTACGGACCTTATCGCCCTTCCCTCGAACCGTCAGCATCATGTCCCGAGGTTCGATGTCGCGAGGACTAATACTAATCGCTTCGCCCACGCGAAGGCCAGCGTATCCGCAAAGGCCAATTACGGCTCGCTGTTTGTCGTTTCCGCAGACTTCAATAAGGCGATCAATCCCATCTATGCCTTCAGGAAGAGGGTGCGGAATCGACTTGCCTGGCTTTGGAGCCTTGTAATCATTGAGAAGATAGTCTCCCCAGCCGGCCCACTTGCTATAAGACCTGAGTGCCGCCAGTCTCCTCTGTGTTGTTCTCGGAGCTAGAAGGGATTTCGTCGAGTTCAGCCACAGAGCCGACGCCCTCTCGAAGCGGTCCTGCGGAATCGCTTCCACCTTCGCTGCCTGGAGTAACATCCTGAGATCCGTGCAATAAGCCTTCGCTCCGTTCTCGCTCAAGCCTCTTTCTAAAAACCAATTGCGGAATTGGTCGATAGTTCCTAATGTAAGAGTCGTCACCTTCTCTTGCGGCATCTTCGGCTTCCTTGTCTCGTGCGATGCAGATAGGCTCTGCCCAATCGATGGCAGTTGTAAATATTTCCTTTAGAGCCTCAAGCTCTATATGGTTCATGTTAGACAGGTTTAGGTACACGTAACTTCGAGGGAACGCTCTAACCACCAGAACGATTTCTGGTCCAACCCCGACGCCCGATTCAGGATCTTCAGAGACTTGAAGAACTACTTCAAGTTCACGAATGTTGACCCATGCGTATCTGCTGGGGTCAAAGTTCCCTACCGATTTTCGGTTTCGCATTGAGGGGCTCGACCGTCGAGCGCCAGGCTTATAGAGGCGCTCGGGGGGCTTTGGAGGATCCGAGCCATCATCTTCATTAGGTGGACGTATAGGCTCTTCTGTTGTACTCATCTCTAAGATCGACCCATCCTTTCAGAGATACCGGATTGATGTATCCGTTACGATGATCGTATACAGACGTTGGCTCTGCTTTCGGATGCGCAGAACTCGGCTTCGCTACTGCTCCAGCGATGGCTCGCGAGGCTTCGTCAGCTGACTTTATAAGTTGCCTATAACAAAGATTACAGCAGCCATCTAGAAGCAGCCTAATCCCATGCGCAAGGTAGAAGTAAGAGGCTGTCTTTAATTGTGTATTAAAAAGACTGTCGATCCTCTTAGAATGAAGATGCGATTCACACAGTATGATTTTTCTAGAAAACTCGTTACGAACGTATTCGTAAATAAGATATCTCCAGGAGATTATCCCCTCACCTTGAAACCATGTTCCAAGTGGGATACTTAAGGTCGAGCCCTCGAAGGTTAGGTATTCAAGAAGTGTTTTACTATCAGACGTGATTCTGATCAGAACGTAGATCCTCGAGTCTGGCATAAACGGCAGCGATATCACTTGATCAGGTGCATAAAAGTTGACGTCTCCATTTGAAGAGATAAAATCCTCAACATGGCTGCACCATTGACTCTGGCACGGCGCGCATACCCAGGTACGGAAGTGAGAGTAGTCTTGGTTTAGAAAAAGAAGAACACCATCGCTAGCGACGATCATAGGAGCAGTCTAAGTTGCTCGGGGTTTACGCCAGCCTTAGCTAACTTCTTTTGCGCCCAGGCGAAGTCCTTCTGCATGCGCTTCCAGCGATACGGACTCTCTCTACGAAGATATTCGGATAGAGTCAGGGCGTCCTTGGCCGACAGAAGAGGATCCGATACGGCGGCTGTCATTCGTTTTACATCTCTATTAGAGAGAGGCTTCGGCGACTTTCCTTTATAGTTATGGCGCATTCTTATCACGCCATTCGTGAAGTTTCCGTTCGACTTCGGCTGTACGATGAGCGTTCAGCATTCGTTCGACCTTTGGTTTCTCGGAGCTATGCAGAATAGGAAGTAAGTTACGAAGTGCCGACTCTAGCGAAAGATCTCGTGTTGCACCGCCGGTCGGCAGCGACGCCAGCTTCTTGGTTCTTTGAGATTTAGTCGGGTTTTTTCCTTGGTCCTGGACTTTAGAAGACTTTGTTGGCACAACAGCCTGATTGCAAATACAAGGAGACTCTCCACAGAGGATACAAAGATCGAATTGCCGTCTTTTCATAGAGACTCCCTGTTCTGTTACTACTATTCTAGCACAACCTTACGGCTTTGTCAATCAAGACTGAATTGCCCTTACCTCCTCCAGGGAGACCAAGAAGATTGAAGCCATGTCCTCGTCGGTCATTCCACCAGCCCTGCCATTGATAATGGCTTGCTGCCTTTCAGGTGAAAGCCTAGAGCGAGGAGTCGCAGGTTTCCTAGCAGTACTGGACTTTGGAGCAGGACTGTTTTTGGCGAGAGTTCCAGGAGGCGGTGGATTGTACTTGTAGCCTAGAGTCGGCTCCCACTCGATAAGCTTTTGATCCATCTTCCAGCGACGTTGCGCCTGACGGAGAACCGCTTGCTCGTCTGGATAGTAGTTGAACTGAAGTTTTGCGAGCGAGAAAGCAATCCCCTGCGCCTTTCCCTGAAGGCGAAACATATCGATCTCAGTTCGCATGGGATCGTGAATCTTGATGGCTGCGATTATGGCGTCGAGTTCTTCCCAAATCTTTTCACTAACAGACCTGCCATGAAGTACAGGAGTCGTAGGCTGTTCATTCTTATCCACAGGCTTAATTCCTTTCAGAGGACAGGTGTTTGCAAGATGTTGAGCTTCGACCCGCTCTGCATCTTCGATTGTCTTATGGCCTGTCGTCCAGTAACAGCCTGGATTGTCGCAAGTAAACTGAATAGGCAATCTGGAAGCAGTCATTGATTCGTTTTGGACAAACATTAAAGTCCTTAAGGTAGAGTAACGGCGCAAGGATGGCCGAAGATCCTTGCGCCGTTACTGTCTAGGTGACCTGATATTCTCGGGCGGCTTCATCACTTTCTGTCTCTCGCTAGAAAGCAGAAGTTCTGTCTTTTATTAGTCAGGTCGTCCTGGCGTATTTCGCTTAGCGCCCTCCCAGGACTATTGCGGCCTACTCGCTGGCTCCAGCCTCAGCTTCAGCCGCAGCCTTTGCATCCCGCTCAGCCTTGGCCTTAGCCTTAGCCGCTTCCTTTGCCTCGGCCTCACGCACCTTGTCTGCTGCAGTGAGGTGTCGGTGACCGAGGTCGGTGTGGTCGATCATGCTGTGAATGCTCTCACAGGCCGCGTCGTCCATAGAGTTGGCCTTGCTCAGGCTATAGCCGTGCCTGTCGACCAAGTGGGAACGGACGTTGTGAGCCTCGATGATTCCGAGCTTCTTCTGGCTGGCTTTCTTCTCCTTGACAGGAGCAATCTCGATCTGCTCGATGCCGTCAGGCTCAGCGAGCTGCACCTCACGCTTGCCCTTGACCTTGTATGCAACGCCAGCGGGAGACGCGCCCTCGATATGGGCCTCGACTTCCTCCAACGATCCATCAGGCTGAATGAGATGCATGATGACATTCTTGCCCTTGTACTCTGCAAGTTCCGTGGGATCTACCATTTCTTAAGTTCTCCTATGATACGCCAATTCAGGCGGGACGGATTGAGGCGCGCCAGCGTGGCGCGGGTTTAGGCTCCATCCTAATGCGGGTACGGCTACCTGGCAACCGTACCCGCATAGAAGTGTTATCCGGCAATCAGCGCATGAATAACTGACCGATATGAGTAATGACTTTCTTGAGATCATTTTCACTATCGATCTGAACCGTATCCAAGCCGTGACGAATCGGAGAATCAGTATGGATGCCTACGCCGACTAGATGAATCTTCTTCTGCGCACAGACCTTGATTTCGCGCTGAAGGATCTCGAGCTCCTCGTCGTGATTAGCTGCAGGCATCTCGCCGTCAGTGAAATACTCGATAAGGAGATCCGTGTAGCTCGTCTTTTCGATGACTTTACGGTAATACTCCAAACCGTGTCCGTCAAGGTTAAGCGCGTCTGGTCCAATGGAGTCGAGACGGCTCTTCGTGTCCTCGTTCCAGAGTTCGTCGAATCGCTTGATCTCGTACATGTCCAGCCACAGCGACGAATCGCCAAGAGTAGACTTCTGTGTGGTTCGCCATGCAGTATGGGCGTAGATAGCAAACTCTACGCCTGTTCTAAAGAATAGCTCTGCCTGATACTTAGCGGCACGCTTGGCAAGGATAACGTTCGTACCAGTTGTCGACCCTGAGATGTCGATTCCAAGAATCGCTCCGTAGGATCTCTTGCCGGGAATCCGCTTCTTCTGGAAGAGCCTGTCGTCCTGGATCGCAAACCTTCGGCCCAAACTCTTGGTGCGAACTCTGCCTGACCGCTGGTTGCGAAGCATTTCAGCTCTGCGGTTCTCGGCAAAGACTGCTCGCATTTGCAGAAGCATCGGGCCGATTACAGCCTCGTCTACAGACATGTCGCACGAGAAGCCCTTCCTGACTAAAGTCGCCTGTGACATTCCAGGCACGGGCCAGCCCTCGGAAAGGATGTCGCCATTACTGTCTAATATTGGCTGACCGAACTTATGGATCCTGACTCCTGCAACGTTCTGCGATGCAGTCTCAAAGTACAGACTCTGCATGATTGCAACTTCCATCGCAGCTTCCTCGGCGGCGGACGAACCATGATCTTCAGGTGTTATGTTACTGAAGTCCAGATCGTGATGCGCAAAGACCTTGATCTCTGCATTCAGATCAGCAGCTCTTCCGCCGTCCGCAGCATTAGTCTGAACGCCGCCCATCCCGCGGTCCTCGCCAGACTCAACAGGGTCTAGTTCAGATGCTTGTTCAGATGCCTGTTCAGATCTGCCAGAATCCTCCTGGCCATTTCCGCTTCCGCGATCTCCCTCACCATCTGGCTCGCCGCTCTCGTCGTGTCGTCCAGGGACAGCCTCATCGCTGGATCCTTCCAGTACGAGCTCGTTACCGTCACCAGCTCCACCTCCGGACCCAGCTTGATCTGGACTTCCGCATGGTGCTCCATCTTCGTCACCTTGATGTAACGAGTCGGCTCTCCCCTCTTCTGAATCCTCCCCAGGATCACTACCTTCCGGCGCTCGCTGCGAGCTCCCGGACTGAGGAGATTCATCTGCTGTGCCTCCGGCGCCGCGTCCCTCCACGGACGGAGATCCCTCACCATCGACAGATCCTGGAGATACCGAGTCACTATCTGTGCCATCTACCTGCTCCTGTTCTTCGTTTGACGAATCGTTTCTTCCACTTTCAGTACCGCTGCCGTCTGACGATCCAGCATCACCGTCAGGATCTGACTCTCCACTCCCAGATCCATCGCTACTATCCGAAGAATCATCAGAGGACTCGCTGCCATCTCCAGGCGAACCATCAGTGGAGTCATCGCCTTCTTCAGACGCAGATTCTTCTCCAGGATCGGACTCAGGAGATCCAGAAGAACCTGAGCCATCTTCTGACGCAGGGCCTGGATCGCCACTTTCATCCAACGATCCACTTTCATCAGACTCTTCCTGACTTGACTCTCCAGATTCACCAGGCTCGCCTGACTCTTCAGGCTCATCTTCGGGCTCATCCTGGATAGGGTCTTCAGGGAGCTTACAATACCCAAGTTCCCGAAGTCGGTCGAGAACCGGAAAGGCGAGCCGATAGGCGTCTTTGGCTCGGGTTGCCGAGTCGATTCGTCGGACAATTCTGTTGAGTTCTTCATCTTTGAGCATCTCCTCGATTTCCGGCAAAAGCCAGCCGTCGTACTTGTACTTGCAGGCAATCAGCAGGATTCCGATTACCGCCTGATGATTGACGGGCCTGTCGATCCAGTGAAGAATAGTGCCGTCGTCAGCTTCCTTGCCGTCGCGGAACAACTTCTGAGTCTGCGAGTCAAACATGATCTTTGTGCCCTTGCGAGCGCGATGCATAGCAACGTCGACTCGACAGTCCTCGAGAACGTTCACAAGAATCGGCATGTACTCACTCAGTAGAGAACTCACTGAGATGTAGCCGTAACCAGCTTGAGTCTGCCTCTGCTTAAGGGCGTCCTGAACCAGCTTCGAGTACTTCGAGCCGCGCTCGTCGATTGAGGCCTTAATCATCACGTCGATATCTTCTTGTGACGGCTTCTCGAATGAGCCGCCTGCGATATGCCCGATCTCATGGTAGATGTCCACCATGATTTCTTCGTGAACATCACAGGCCTTGCACTTCAGGACTAACGTCTCTGGATCACGCTTGTTACAGAGACTCCTGACGTGAGTATGGTTGTCACCCAGAGCGATGGGAGGATGGTAGTAAATCCTCTTCCCATCGGTTCGAGGTATCCCGACAGCGAGTTCGACTGTGACGTTTCGCCCTGTGAGCGCACGCGCAAAGCCCGTAAGTCCAGCCTGCATGGGCCGGAACTTACGGACCGCCTCGCGTGCGCGAGCTTGAGTTAGGTCTATCGCTTGATCTGACCTAAAAACATCTGTTGACATGAATACTTCTCCTTGGGGAGAGTTAGCGAACTTACTTAGAGGTCGCGCATCCTGGCACTGACCGAAGCGAACAGATCCTGAAGCTCTTGGGTCGGAAGCTTCGCTAGGGCGCCAGCGCCTGCGTGAAGAGCCTGTGCATCGAGAATCATGTAGATTCCAACGATCCCCAACAGGCGCTCCCAGCGAAGCTTGATCTTAGCCTTGGAAATCGACGTGCCACGACTTCGAAGGTCAAGCATCCCGTTAACTACGGAGAGCTCAGACCTGAAGGTACGAATGAACGAGTTTCGCTGAAACTCATTGAGCGCACTCTCTTCGTCAAGAATGATCTGCATAGTCGTGATTTGGTCTGTCATTCGTAATCCTTCCTAAAGATAACTTCAAGCACGGCTTTCTGGATGCACTTCTTTGAACAGGCGACCCAATCTCCCCCATCGCCACCTGTTAAGTGATGATGGATTACACTTCCGAAATACCATCCGATGATGTCCTCTGGAGTGTCTGTCAGAACCTCTTTTTCGCAGTCTGGATTATCGCATGTATATCTCGTGACTTGAGTCACGTTCTCTACGATCGGCATTGTTACTCCTTGCTGTACTGGTTGCGAGTTTTCCACGGCCTGCGCTTTCGAGCGCGCTCGATGTTCTCGAGGTTTGTGATCGGCTCCAGGTGCTCGGGATTGCAGCAAAGCTTGTGATTGCACTTGTGGTCGACAATGCAGCCCTTCGGGACGCGCTGGCCATTGAAGTGCTCCCACGAGATACGGTGAGAATATGCCCATACCCTCTTGCCGTCGATCATTCCTAGCCAGAAGCGACCGTAGCCTTTATCGTGCGTGCCAGCGGTCCATATCCAGCAAGGAGACAATTCCTGGGTGGAAGGGTCAATCCAGCCGAGGTCTACATTCTTTTCGACCTTAGCGAAGAAGCGACTCGCAACGGCGTAAGGCATAACGTCCCAGCCGAACCGATAGAGACTTGCGTCCTCGCCTGCCCAAAAAGATTCGGTATCCTGGGGCAGAGCATCGGGCATACTACTCTCCTAACTGAGAGGCGAGCTTGAGAATGTAGAGCGGACAGCGGTCGCTGACTGCCCAGCCAATGACGACTCCAGTGTCATGGTCACTGATTCCAGGCATCGCGCCTTTGACTAAGGCCTCGGACTCGCTGACTGGATCAGCGCTGTGTCCCACGATCATGCAGATCTTGACTTCATGAGCTTTTGCGATCTGTATGATTGCCCTCTGCGACAGCACAACAGGGGGAGGCGAATCGGAGTGACAGGCTGGCACTGAAGCAATACATGCCACAGCTGCCAATAAGGGGAAGAGCTTCATCTTTCTATCCTTCGGACACGTGAGCGTTCACTACGTCGAGAATCTGCTCACGAACGGACGGCTCCAGAAAATCTGCAACCGCCAGACTATATGCCTTGAGAGGCTTGAAGCCCTGCAGTGCGCGGGCCACTTTGATCTGTGGTCGGATCGCCCAGGTGATTGGGAGAGTGCCGTTGTCACACAGTCCGCGGATCTCTGTGCCGATCGCCATGATCGTCTCGAGCTGGTCTTGACGGAGCTCGAATCCGCCATCTTCGCAGGCCTGCTTGATGATCTCCATCTCCACCGATTCGTCAGGCAGAGGGATCTCGTTGTGCATGAGCCTGTTCACGTCGGCGTCCGAGATCGGATTCGCTCCAACGTTCTTGACGTCCCAGGCTGGGTTCATACAGAAGGCCAGGAAGGTTCCGTCGGTCCTATCCAGCGTCTCGCCGTCGTTCATGTCGAGAATGAGTTGCTTGGAGTCGTCGGTCAGTGGACGGAAGAACTGCCAGACGTCATTCTGGCCAGTGTTCGGTTCGTCCACGACGAGCACGCAGGGACGCTGCCAGGCTTTGACGAACCGCCCGTACTGGAAGTATGTTCCGTCAGTCGGGTTAACCATGATCTTTCCGGCGAGATCCTCGAGCTCCGACGAGGCTGTGATACTGAAGCGCTCGTACGGAATCTGCATGAGCCATGCCATATGGCGCAGAAACTCGGTCTTTCCGGTTCCGGGCTGACCCCAAAAAGCTGGAGTCTGGTCGGTCACCTGCCAGCAGAAGGAGGCTGTATATACTCCGTCGAAGTGGTCGACATAGTGCTCAGGGTGCTCAGAGTCGCCAGTGTTCGGGATCTTTCGCTGCTCCAAGGGAGTAAAGAAGCTCCGCTCGTAGACCGGGATCATCACCGAGAAGACTTCATCCTCCTGCGACACGATCTTGCGCCAGGCACGAATCCCGCTGGCTGCATCGTCTGCGCTGACTGGAGCGTCGGTCTCGTAAGTCGACGGCTCGATCAGCTCTTGCTGAACCTGAACGAACGCTGTCGCAACCGATCCTGTAAATCCAGGCGCATACTCCGGAAGGAACTGGAGCGACTTGTACCAGCCTGTAGAAAAGCCGTCACCGTTGGGGGTGCCGTTACCGAGGGATATGCCGGCGAAAGACTTGTATTCGCAGTCTTTCGACTCCACGGTCAATCGATTGCCGAGAAGCAGCGTTCCCTTTGCGGCGCAGATAGGAACGCTCCAGCCCCACTCGTTTGCAACCTTGTCCTCATTGAGGTAGTGGACGCACGCCTTGCATGACGAGACGAGTTCCGGCGCGTAGCCTTCACCGCTTCCGACTTGCGGCATACCGAGAAGAACTTCCATCTTGACGGTCTCGAAGTTGGGGATCTGAGGCTTCGGCTCTCCGAACTTGGGGCACTTGGAAGCGAAGTGGCGCTGACGAGCTGCGATCTCGTCGGGACTCGAGTCCGGCCTTGCCATTGGTGTACCGAACCTTGCGCAGGCAGATACGCCAATACCCTTGCGAAAGAAGCTACTTGCGTCTCCCGCGGTCAGACAGGACGGACAATCAGCGCACGATGGCGCCTTTTGGAACGGCATTGTTACTCTCCTTACTTGGAGGATTCCGAAGCGATTCGCCGCTTCGCCTGATCTGAATTGTGCTTTTCGAGGTGCTTCTTGCAGAGAGTGATCTCGGTCAGATCCTCTGTGATTCGGCCAGCAGACGGAACGGCGCAGATGTCGCCGTCGTCACCGATGTTCTTGATCCAGAACTTGCAGATCGGCTCTCGTTGGATGAGATCCCAATAGATTCTGCCGTGCTGAGCGTCCTTGTCCGAAAGTGAATACTTCCACTCCGGGTCGCTCTTCCGAAGGACGCCCCGAGCTCTGCCTAGCGACATTCCGAGCAACATCTCGAAGTCATGGTCATAGTACGCTCTGGCTAGAACCATCGGGAAAATGTTTGCAGAAGAATGCCTGAATCGATTCCAAGCTCCAATTGCATACTCGGGGTTTGAGGCTTCAGGCATGCGGTCGATCTTCACGAGAAAGCCAAACCTGGTGTATTTCCAGGTTCCATGATTCTCGATCTTGATCGATTCCTTCTCTTCTGGAATTGAATCGAGTTCAAGCTCCAGAAGAGGACGCGCAACCTTTCCTTCATCCAGAGGGTCATAGACCCAAGCGTCGGTGATCTTCATTACTTCTCCTTTGAGAGTTTGTTAATCGAGTTTGCTACGAGATTTCTGAACCGAGCTCCAGTGCGCAGGATCTATATTCACCACGACTTATAGGAGCTCGATCCACAATTCTCGTTTCAATTTGACAGAAAGGCGAACAACAGGCGCTTCCTCCACGTAAGCCTCAATCAGGCTTCACCGGAAGTCCTTTATGTAATTGCATCTTGTCTTCCTATTTCGCAGAAGACTCTATCCCACGGTACTAACCCGAGGACCTTTCGCGCTTGTTGCAGAGGCGCTCACGAGATTGCGGCCTTACCTAACCCAATAATATACTACACAATTAGTACCTTTAAGGCTCACCATTCGGCGGCGCTCTGGAGTTATTGGTCATGCTCAATACTACCTCATTTCTTTGAGGCTGTCTAGTCCAGATCTTGTTCGCACAAAGCTTTAAGCTCGTCGAACGATGCCTGAAACTCAGACAGGTTTTGCACAGAGTGAAGTGTCTTGTTATTAAGGGCGTTCTGTTTATCCTGAAGTTCGGTGTTGAACTCAACCGAGTTGATCTTGCCAGACCCGATTGCAACTCGAACTTCCTCGAGGATCAGGATTTGAGCGTCTCCCGATTCTCCAAGACTTTGTGCCGACCTAACGGCCTGCTCGGACTCGGCAATCAAGTTCAAGCATGACTGTGGAACATCGTGATTGGTCACAGTCTTTGTCGTAGCGACCGGGACTTCTTTTGTCACGACGACTGTCGTTGGACTCTTGACGACATCGACCTCTGGGGTAACACTCAAGGTTGCAGCGGTCACTCCGAGAACGAAGCCGCCTCCGGCGACAACGAAAGAGGCCAACGTAACGAAGGTAGCCTTCGACATCTGCCTCTTACTCATCGTCACCAGGGACGTAAGGCCCGTCTGTCTCGTTGGTGCGAATGATGATGAGTTCGTTGCGCTTCTCGCAGTCTGGTCCGATACCATAGTAGCGAGAGCGCGGGTCAGTGAGCTGCTTGCCGCAGCAGCAGCAGTAGCCCATCTTTCGACCATAGGCGATATGCGCAGTCACCGGGTCGAGTGCCGACAGAAGGATCGCATCTTCGTACGACCTGTCGAACACCGCGAGCGAGTCGTCAGGGTAGACCAGCATGATGTTCTTGAGAACATCGCTGTGCTGCGACTGGATCTTGATGCAGCCCGCCAGTTTATTCTTCTTTGGCCGACTTACGCGCAGAAACTGCCAAGGCTGCGTCGTATCCATCTGTGCTGCGTAGTACCCATCAGGGATCTCCCGGAGCATCACCAGGGGCACTTTAGTCGTGTTGCGCGTTCGGTCACCGAACACTACAGGCGCGCTTGTGGTGGTCACGACGGCATCGCCAGCCATGTCCACGCCAGCGTCCCTGCGGTTCAATCGGTCAGTGATCCGGTCGGCCAGCTCCTGGCAGGACAACTCTGTCGCCGCCCACTCGGGGTCGCCGCCGAGATCCTCGTACCAGGACAACTGACGCTGACTCGGAGGCCCTTGGGGTCGGTTGAAGGTGTACCTCTTGTGTCGGCCTGGATAGATCTGGAACTCAGGCACGTACGGAGCGACAGGAGGCTCCGGGCGTACGAGGACGACTGTCTGGTCGGTAGACAAAACAGACTTTGCGCCAACGCAGCACTTTCGGACATCTTGAATGGTGTCGTGATACTGCGTACAGTTACCGCACTTGATAGCCATGATGCTTTACTCTCCTTTCGGAGGATTGAATCGAGTAATGGGAGCTAGGTCAGACAGACAGGATCAGGGAATTATGAGTTCCATCTAAACCTTGTTAACCCGTCTTGATTATTTTTTTCTGTCTCGTTACCGGATAGTCGACCCAGCTCTTTTCTTTCTGAACCAGAATCTTTAATTCCTGGTTCAGAAAGCTGCACCTGATTAGTATCCAGCTGAAGGACTTCATCAGATACAGCCATATGAACCAGTCTGACTAGATCAGTCAGGTCTGGAGGGTACTGCGCGCCAGGCTCGGGTGTTTGCTTGACCGAGAGCGATTGGACAGTCGAGCAAAAGCCTGGCGCGCAGTACGATTTTGGACCGAAGTGCCAAAAGGCGGTCTGTTTAGCTTCCCCAGCTTCAACAGACCGCCTCTTGACGTTTTCGGTTAGGCGACCTTGCGGGCGCCTCGCGATGCACCAGTGGCGTCCGACTCGATGCCGCTGGGCAGGTTGGGCTTGCGGTCGCCGTTCTTTCCGGGCTTCGGGAAGAGGCGAGCGCTGATCGCGCCGGACGAGGGCCGCTCGTTGCCGTACTCCTCGGACGCAGCCTTGGCGATCTCGTTCACGGTCAGGAACGAACCGACCTCGAGCTTGGCGAAGACCTGACCGATGTGAGTTCCGACGTCTCGGCGCGGGCCGCTGTAGACGTCGCCGGACTTCTTGCCGCCTCCACCGCCCATGCCCTTTCCGGAGGCGATCTTGAAGGCAGCCTTGACCGAACGGCTGACCTCGGGCTCGCCCTCCGACTCGCCAGTGGCGAGCCAGGCGGCGTACGCCTCCAGCTGGGGCTTGTCGGTCTCGACAGCGGCCTTCACCTTGTCGGCCCACTCGTCGGAGACACCCTCGGGCACCTTGAGACCCAGGACGGCGACGGCGAGACGAACCGCGGTCTGACGCTGCACGTAGGCAGCAGTCGGGTCAGCGGGCGGCTTCGGCGCGGAGGTGACGGTTGCGGACGAGACGGCGTTGCGGACTGCGATGTACGAACGAGCTCCGATGAGGTTCCCGTTACTGACCTCGGCGGTCACGCCGTCCTCGATCAGTCGCTTGGCGGCGTTGCGTGCCTTCTGGCCGTCGAGCTTTCCGAAGGCCTCGAGAACCGGCTTCAGGTTCTCGTCGCTGACGGAACCGTCAGCCGGGTCTGCGGTGGCGACCGCAGCGTCGAGCGCCGACTTGAAGGAAGAGGTGTCGGGCGCAGCGGCCTTCGTCTCTTCGGTTGGGGTCTCGGTCGTCGACTCCTGCGTGGAGTCCTCGGTCGAGGCGGACTGGTCGACCTGCGCGTCGGTCTCGGTGGACTCGGCGGACTGGTCGGGGTTCTGCGGGTTGCGGCGAGACATTTGGTACTCCTTGAGAGGGATTGAGCCGCTTCGGGTGAATCGGACGATTCACCCCTGGATGGGTTGTGCTGTTGTCGTGCTATCGCCAACTCTACTCCCACACTTGGCGTAGAGCAAGCATAAAAACCGAGGTGATTAGGTATCACTTATCGGTCCCGATATCACGACTTGGGATTCAACATCTTGAAGAATCCGGCACGGCAGACAGTGGAGCTAGGAGGCAATATAACACTGCCTGCCATGCTGGCGGCTTCTAGATGGAGTTGATCTTGTGGGAAGGTGTCGCGCTCTCTGGCGTCGCAAGAGCGTGATTACGCTTCCTTCGGGGCGAGTCTTGTGGAAGCGCCTCGTCGCGAGCCTTCGCAGCGACACGCTTCTGAGCCTTATGGAGGGCCTTTGCGCCCTTCATATGCTTGCCTGAGAATGCTGACATAGTTTCTCCAGTCTGTCTGGGACTTCTGAAAAAGGGCAAACCTCGCCCGCGATACTTCGATTATACCATGACCTTGCGAGGTTATATGGTATATTTCCAAGAATTCTTTTGAAAACCGCAGAATTCTTTTTGGCCCCGATTTATTTGACTTGCTCGACTGAAGGGTTGTAGTACTCGACCTGGCCGAGCTTTGAGTTCTCGTGTGCGACCATGAGGCAGAAGAAGCACAGAACGCCGATCAACAGGCCCCACAGAAAGCCTGTCATGCCGCCCAAGCCTCGCTGTGGTCCTTCAGGTACGTGAACTCGACCAGAGTGGCGATCTGGCGGAAGGAGAGCCTCACGGAGTCGTTGAGCGTCGTGAGGTTGGCGAAGTACTTCAGATCTTTCGTGACGAAGACTGGCGGCGCGGCATTGAAGCCGAACCCATAGTACTGAGCTACGCTGGACGGAAGGATGGCTGCCGAGCGACTTACTTCCACGAAGTGCCTGTCGAGATGGACGAAGCTCGGCTTGCTGTCGAAGGTCATCAGCTTGAGCCTGAGGTCGCCCTTAGCTGCGAAGCAGGCAACCCCAAGGCAACAGTTCTTCGTGTTCTCGACCGTGGCCTCCCTGAGTGCAGAGTTCAGCGTCTTGCCTAAGTGGGGACCGATGTCGGTCAGGTTCCAGCGAGTCTGCTTGAGGCCTGGCGTCCGAAGAAGCTCGACCCACTTTGCGATGCGCTCCCTTTCCAGTGCCGGAAGAGGCAGATTCACAGAGTTTCCGTAGCTCCCGACATGAAGAGCGGGCTCTGTCGAGCAGGTATGGATCTGCTCCACAAAGACTGCGGAGAGAAGCTTCTTGGAGGGCACAGCCAGGTCACTCAGCTTGTAGCCTTCTTCAGCAAGAAAGTTGGACATGGAATTATCTCCTTTCGGGAGACTTAAGGGTAGGATCGACTTTTCCTACGTGTCCGCGACGAGATTCGAACTCGCACTGAACTCCTTTTAAGGGAGCCGCCTCTGCCGTTGGGCTACGCGGACTGCTCTTGCGGCTACGTTCAGTCCGAAGGTGGCCTTTGCGCCAACGTCGCACTTTCGTCCCTCTCCGCAGCGATCAGGAGCTGAAGCTTGGTGATAAACGCGCCGATCTTTCGGTCGTCAAAGAAACAATCGGCCTCGGTGCTACGGATCTTGTTGGCGAAGTCAGGACGCAGCCTATACAGCGTGTTGAAGTAACGCTGTCCGAGTCGCCATACAGAAGGCTCAGAAAGATCCTTGTGAACATCGTTGAAGAATCTAACGAGAGTGAGCGGTGGCCTGACTTCGACCGTACTGATGATCTTCACGCATTCGCGCTTAACTCGACTCATAGCCTGATCCGAATTGTCTGCCTTGACCTCGATTACTAGCCTGAATATTGCCATGACTTAACCTTCCTCGCAGATTTCTTTCGGGAATGCACACTCAGAGTGATCTCCCTGATCGTGCTTGAGCATGACTGCGTGACCGATCGGATCATCGATCTCGCCATGACCCTGACAGTAGTCAGAGTACTCGCCACAGACTGGACACCGTTCTGGCATGAGACTTGCCTCCTTAGGACTTGATTCCGGGGTTCAGGTAGACCGAGCCGTTCTTTCGGACGTAAAGAATCCAGTCAACGCGCACCAGGACACCAGGCTCAGTGTTGAAGCTCTCGACCTTGACTCCACCTGCTGGCGCAGGCATACCGTGAGTCTGGTCGTTCCAGATGCGAACTGCCTCCTCGAGAGAATCTCCATGATGGATACGTTCTCCGTTGGTGTACGTCGAGTATTCTGAACGAATCATCTGACTAGCTCCTTACCGGGTTGGGAATCGCTGATTGAGGTGCCGCCTGCGGTGGCTGGACGAGAACGGGTCTCCCCCAGGCTTGTTGAAGTCCAGCGGGAAGTCTTCGCGGCACGCATCGAGTCTTCTGAGCGGCCCGTCCTGGGGAGATTGACTCGTGCCAGGACGGTAGCAGTTGTCCTCTTGCCAATTTTTGTCGGCAAGACGCTCTTCGGTCATGACCGAATCTCTGTTGTTGACTGTATCGTACGACACGAAGTTCCTGTCAAGAACCTCCTCCGAGAACTCACAGTGCCAGTTAGATCCCTGGTTCTTTCTGACGAAGCTCAACAGCTCGATAGTCCGAGACTTGTACTTCGTTCGAGTCAGGAGCTCAGTCACCGAGTAGTGCGCGACCTGGAGTTTGACTGAATTCTCCTGGATTTCCAACTGAAGGATCTCCGAGTAGTGCGGCAACGACCCGAGTCGCGCACCGAGTTTTCTCTTCAGTTCCGACTTGAGCTGTGGCTGTGTTGGAGTCAGGTCGACTTCCTTCTTGATCGTCGGACCCCAGATCTCACTGAAGCCAGCCCATCCAGTCGGATAGAGAGTGTCCATCCAGGGAATCAGCTCAGCTGTCGTCATTCCCGCGAACAGGGAACTTCCCGAGTGCTCGACCAGCCAAGTCCTGGCTCGAGTCGATACGGTCTGAACGGTCATGCTACCTCCCGCCAGGCGCCGTCCACGAGCGACACCAGCTTGCCTGTGATGGTGCTGTAGTTTCTGCCTTGCCACTGACAGACGAACGTAGTCAGGTACGCTCCGGCCATCTTCTTGGCGGCGCGCAGGCCGTTGACCTCTGGACAGAACCCGACGTTGCTGCGGGTTCCGCCTTGATGCACGGCCCAGACGTAGTGATCGTCCTCCGACTTCTGCCAGACGACGATCTCAGTCCCGCAGGAACACTTCTGCGCGTCGGCGTCGGGCCTGACGTTGGACTCACGAGGCCTGACGTACTCGCCTCGATCGTTGCTGTAGTCGCGGAACGAGCCGATCTGCATAGCGATGGTCTGGTTGACGGACAGGAAGAACTCCACGAAGCCGTCCTTGCAGACGTAGTGCGCGCGAGGCGCGAGCAGAAGGTAACTCGCCACATGGTCAGGTCGACTGGTGCAGGTCTCGGAGGTACTCTCGCAGAGGTACCTATCGTTGAGACGAACAATCCTCTTCATCTTTTGAGCCTCCCAGCTCTTGTTGATTCCGGGCAAGATACCCGTAGACTGGCAGGTTTTTTTCAAACCTGCCAGACTATGGTGAGTCTTGATCAGATCGCGGTCAGGTTGGATTCTTGAACGATCATCACCGCGCGACGGTGGATCTTGTTTCGCTCTGAACAGCGCCGGACTCCGGTCAGCTGATGCCGCCATTCGAAGTGGCAGAGTTTGATCTCAACTCCGCATTGTTCGCAGGTGGCGAGCTTCGTGCCGTCTGTGTCGGAATAGGTTCCACCTTCCGGCACGGCGACAGTCGGCACGCCGACCATGACTTCCCGAGAGCTGATCATGGCATGAGCTCGACATCCATGTAGGCGATCGACGCCTCGTCTTTGATGTCGATCAGCTCGATGTTCGGATAGCCACTCGCGTCGGGATCGAGGGTCTCGAAGAGCGCCTGCATGAAACCCTGAGCGTAGCCGACAGCTGCATCCTCGGACATGTACAGGTTCGTGATCAGTTTGCCGTTCCAGAGCACCTGGTGCGTGCTGTTTGCTAGCAGCCTGTCTCGCTCGAGCTGGATCCTGGCTCGCTCGACTTGTTTTTTGTTCCAGTGATAGATCTCGTCGGCGTGTCGACTGCAGAGACAGGCATCGAGGCGCGCGACGTCAGTCGCGCCAGAAGTCAACCTCCACAATGCGACGGACGAGCAGATCGGAACCGAACAGCTCGTCTTGGTGAACGGAGTCAGACGGACCTTCATGACTTCTTACCCCATTTCTGGTAGGTGCCGTTGAGTGACCAACGGACGTGAAGTACGGCCACAGGGAGCCATACCGAAAGAACGATGAAGAACAGCCAGCCGATCATCTCGGCTCCGGCTGATCTGCGAACTTGACGATCTCTGACACGTGCTCCGGGCGGAACCTCACGCGGTCGCCCTTCTTGTACTTTCCATTGACCGTGTACCAGCTGTCAACCAGGCACACGAGCCAGGCGCCGTCATGCATGACGAACTTGACCCGGACTCCCTCCCAATATTTCGGGGAGCAGTTCTTGACAACGAACGTGTCGCCAATCTCGAGTCGGGCTGTGGCGTCATACGCCAAGGCCTTCTTGCGGGACCGGATCATCTCTTCGATGCGGTCGAGGTCGAGGTCATATTCCCCGCGAGAAATCTCGTCGAGAAGGATCGAGTAGTGTGTCATGCGCTGCAGCCGTAGCTGGAGTTGTGGCACACGATGAGGGAGCCTGTGTCGAAGCGACGATAGACCTTGCAGCCGTAGCCGCAGTCGCCTCGGACGATACCGAACTCCCGCCAGTATCCTGGCGGCATACTCTCGTTGTGCGAGAGAACGCGGATCTTTTCCGTTTTCTCGCCGAACGGCGTACTGAAGGTGACCTTTCGGATCTTCATGCGAGCCTCCTATAGCTCTTGATTCGAATGGGTGAACAGATAGCGCACCCATAGCCTGCCAGGTTATTTCTAACCCGACAGACTATGGCGGGAGCTAGCTGGCAGGTGTCATCCAGGGAGCCAGGTGCTCTTCCATGTACTCGAGGGCAGCCTGGTCGCCGTCCTCGGCACGGAACATCAGCTCTTCTTCGTACGGCCACTCACGGCCGACAAAGTCACGCTTCCGTTCGTTAGCCGCGACCGCAGAACGATGCAACATGATCGCCTGGTCGGTGGTCAGTTTCCTGTGCGGACGTGCAGGGCGCCTGCTCATGAGTGATCCCAGGCGCGCTCATCGGTGTCCCACAGGACGATCTCGCCGCACCGATAGCAGTTGCCCTGCGTGCCATCCCGCTCTCGAAGGTGATTGACCCAGGTGAAGTCGCCACCACAGTCGACTAGGACTGTTGTCGGGTCGACCTTCCTGCGAATGACCTGCACGTTGGGGTCGGACTTGGTAACCCAGATCAGATCCTGGTCGTCGTCGTCCGGCCTACCGAAGACGCCGCTGTCGGACCATCTGTCCTCGACGTACTCAGTACGGTAGACATCGCCGTTACGGTACTCTGTGATGCGCCATACCTCGCGCAACACCTCGAATTCTGCCATTCTGGAGCCTCCTAAAGCTCGGTTGGTTCCGACTGTATACGATACAGCCGTAGCCCGCCAGGTTGTTTCAAACCTGGCGGGCTATGGCTAGATCGGTTCAGTCGTCGGGGTCGTTCTGGTCGGGGTCGGTGGGGTCGGTGACCGTGTACTGTGTCCACGGCCAGTTTCCGTGCTGCAGACCGTCGTGCAGAACGCCGACGAGCTTGCGGATAACCACCTGGCGGTCGCCGCCAGTTTCGATGTCTTGGAACATGTCCCAGACCATCTGCGAGACGAGCGCCTGCTCGGCGCCTGTGGGAGCGTAGAACTGCAAGATCCCAACGAGCTGATCCTGCACCTCGTATTCGAACCGTGGCATGAAAGATTGCCTCCTAAAAACGAGAATGGACCTGAATCCGTGTGGACCCAGGTTTATTTCGGTTAGCCAGACTCAAGGGCTAACCTGTGTGGAACAGGGCGACTTTGCGCCAACGTCCCACTTTCTAGCCCATTCAGGTCTACGAACGACTGTCCGTTTTGACCTGAATGGGCTAGAAAGGTGGATGTGACTGTTTTGTACCGATTTGTCACGGTACGGCCGGAAAGTCCGTTTTGTCTGGATTGCGGCTAGGCCGGATCGGGCGACGCGCGCCGCTAGCGGCGCGCCACGTGGCACGCGCTAGGTGCCGTTTTACGGGCCTCTTTACCGTGGCGGGTATCCGCGTACCCGCTATGGCTGTTGGCCCGTTAGATCGGCGCCTAGCGCGTGCCACGTGGCATAGGAAGCGACGAACCGCCTACCGTTGGGAACGGTAGGCGGTTCGGGTAGTCGCGTGTCGGGTTAGTCCGATTCAGGCGCGTTGTCCGTGTCGTCCGAGTTGCGACGTAGTGCGACGTTCGGGCTGTCCGTGTAGGAAAGTCCCATTTCGTCCAGTTTGCCGGATTCGCGGAGAGTTGCGATGGATGCGGAGATTGCACCAGATGATGGCGAATATCCGTTCTGGTCGATCCGCCCGATTGCGGACACTTTGTGCCAAACGTCCGCTTCGAGGTTGTTCATGGCGAATGCGATGAAATCTGGTACATCGCCCCGCTTCGTCACGATTGCCTGGGATGCCATGATTGTGGCGTCTGCGATGATCTGGGCGGAAAGGACGATCTGTCCGTTTTCGTCCAACGGTTGCGCGGTGACGGTTCCGGCTGTTGGACCGTATGCCCCGGATTCCAACAGGTCGGCCGCCAACCGTAGGGTTGCGACTCTCGCGACAACCCAGACGTTCGGGTCGATTTCGGACTTCTTGGACGAATCGGACTTGAGGGTTTTCGACAGGTTGACGTAGACCATCGCCCGGATCAGGTCACCCGATTCGATGGCGGCGTCCCGTAGGTCCGCCACCGATGCCCGGATTCGGGCCTTGCCGGATCGGTCGGCGTCGCCGTAGCGCGCGGTGATTCGGTCGGTGATGTCCGAGATGTCCATGTTGTGCAGGTCTGCGACGAATGCCGCCCATGCGGCCTTTGGGTCGACCTGGGCGGTTTCGGTCGATTCGGTCGATTCGGCCGATTCGGTCGATTCCGGGGAGATTGTCTGTTCCGACATGATTCGCACCTTTCAGGTGGATTGTGGCGTTCTGGCCGGGTTTGGCTAGATCGTCCGTTAGGCGCCGAAAGTCCGTTTTGGCGGGTTCGGCGCCACGCGCGCGACCTAGATGCCGACGAACACCGAACCGTCGTCGGACCATCCATCGAACCATGAAGGCCCGTCCGAGATGTCCGATTCGGGCTTGATGTCGAGAATGGCCGCTAATGGCAACCAAGTCCCGTTTGGGCTGTCTAGGACGATTACAGACGGGATGTCGTCAATGTCCGAGTTGGTCATGTAGCCCGTTACGGTGTGTTGTGTCGCGCCGAGTCCGTTATATGTCTTCATGTAACGGATTGTCACGGTCTGACCCATGTAGGACAGAATGTCCGCATGGGTCGGTGTTGAGACGGTTGTCATGGTTTGTGCCTTTCGGGTAGAAAGTCCGTTTTCGTGGATCGGCGCGCGCGTTAGATCGGCGCGCGCGTAGGCGCTCTTTCGGACGGATTCGGTTGGTCGCACGCGACCAGCCTAACTCGGTACAAAGAGGGACGTTGTATGTCGTACTGGTGCAAAGTAGGGCAAAACGGACACGCGATGTTATGCAACCGTGACATTGTGTTCGAAGACAAAACGGACAGTTCGAGACAAAACGGACACGGTTTGGTTTTATTCGAACAGACGTACGAGTCCGTTTAGTGTGGGAAGTCCGGTATGTCCGAGTTGCCCCGAAATTATGTGGCGAAATGTCCGAATCCGTTATGGGTGGAAAGTCCGTTTTGTCTCTCGAATAGTTGTTCGAATAGTCCCGACCTAGCCGAACTACCGTAAACTGTGACAAAAAGGTGCGATGTATAGCAAAACGGGCATCTAGTACAGAGTGGTACGAAACGGACATCGAACGATCGGCGCGCGCGGTTGGTTATCTTATCATATCTTTTGCGTAAACTATAGGACAAAGATGGACAAAGTCGGACATGTCCGACATGATCCCGTGGCGTGGCGTGGCGCGAACTAGAACGCGCGTTCGAAGTCCGAATTGTCCGAGATTGCACAAAGATGGCCCGATCCGGCCCGATAATGGGCATTATCGGGCCGGATAGTACGTCTGTCCCGTTACGGCTGCATGTCCGAAATGCCCTCGAATGACCGAGATGGGCGATCTGTCCGGTTTGAGATAAAATCCCGACCCCCCGGTCGCGCGCAACACTTAGCCACTCTTCTGTGCACAGAATATTTTCGCCAAAGTTCTCTCATTCTAAAGACCCCAAAGACGTCCCGTATACTAGCTAATCCTGTCACCCAGGGATTGGGAAAATACAGTCGATTTTATAAGATACTAATTATGACATGCATGTTGACGTAACCGTAGACGATATGTTGCCATAATTGTTGACATATATATATGCAGGTCAAAGGGGGTTTAGGTACATATATATGGGTATTGGCAGCACACAACACCCTACCGTGATCCCTTCGTGTTATCGGCAGGGTCTAGTTATCCGGTCATGGCCGAATCCATCTTTGATTTTCCCAATGTCCCCACATCTTTAAGAGACCCCAAGTCAAAACGTATTTCAGGGGGGAGTGAGGGAGGGTCCGATCCCGTTGCCATAATTAATTCGAAATGTCCGATTTATCATCACCCTGAAACCGTGCTCCACTACGCTGACCTGGGGTTTTTTATGGCGCGGTGGAGCAAGGAATATTGGCAACATTTCGTCAACAGGAGGGGGTAAGCGTTGACGAAATAGGCAGCCCGTTGCCAATATTCTTAGTAAGGACTACCCCCGTCAAATGCCCCTTACAATCTTTGAAAAAACACCAGTCGTAAGAATATTGTCAACATCCGTTTGGACTTCAATAATATTGTCAACAGTTGCTTTTTCTACGAATATGCTCCACCTCTTAGCCAAAAGCGGTGGAGCATATCCACCGATCCTTGGCCGAACACAAGACTAACTATAAGATGGAGTATGTGTACTGGTTTAGTAGTATTTTACTGAAAAAGACAAAGAAATAGGCTGGTTTCTAGACAGATTCTATCCAGAAACCAGCCTATTCTTGGTTTTTCTAGAAACTAATCCAGTCTAGTCGGCCTGCATACGGGAAACGTACTTCTTGATCTTTTCGGTCACAGCGTCGGCGTACCTCTCGGCGGCTTCGCCCGAACCGTTGTAATGGTAGGCTGCGAGGTGCCAGGTTTTGTACTTTACGAAGTACTCTTTCAGAATCTGCGCGCCGACCAGCATGTTGACGTACGGCCTCCAGCAGCCGCCCAGCGCGTCGGCGCGATCCTGAAAAGCGTAGTAAGTCAGCTGCATTGGGCCGACTCCCTGCGAGTTGTGCGCCGCGCGGCCCGCCTTGTAGACCGCGTAATTTTCGCGGGTGACCGGACCCTTGCCGCAGAACCAGCCCGGATCGTGGCCGTAAATGTTCTGGCCGCCGCCAGATTCCTGCTCGAGGAACGCACACAGAACCCCGTAAGGAATCGGCACCGCGTGGGAAACCTTCATCGCGCGGAAGGGCATCTTGATCCCCAGGTTCGCGGCGATTTGGATCTTTTCTTTGTCTGTAGCTGTCATTTCTAACCTCTCCCTGCTTGTAGTTTCTACTCTGTCTTACCGTTTAGAGGGAAGTTGATCCAGTCCCTCTCGCAGAGCTCTTTGATAACTCCCGCCATGATCTCTGCCATGCTCCACTCCTTGACAACACACAGGTGTAGCAGATAGATCAGAATATCCCCGACAGCATCCTGCGCTTCAAGCGCGTGCTCTTCGGTGGTGCCTCGGATATTCTGGTCAGCCTTGAGCGTTGCGTGAGACAGCTTGCCGTTCGCCACGACGAGCGCGGCGACAAGCTCTCCGATCTCTTCACTGACCCCGATAGTCGGCCTGTGGGACGCGCTGTTGGGGAAGTTGTGTTCTGACCACTCCTTTACGAAGCGCTGTAGACGAGACAGGCCGTGCTCGATAATGAGCGGCATTGAGCCGCCCGGCACGTCGTAGTCGTTCTTTGTAGGAGACTTAGGCTTCTGTAGTTTTGCCTGATATACAGCGTCGGGACTCACCTGCGCGTAGACAAGATCTTCGCCCGGATGGACCCTCTTGTAGTGGCCTACCAGGCTTTCTAGGCCCCTGATTACTGGCGTTGTGTAGGCAACGGTCTCGCCGCTGAACACCTTGTGCTCAGTGCGCTTTACCTCGCAGAGCATACAAACTGTGCCCCTGAGCGCACCAAGAGACTCTTGGGGAACCTCGGGACTGTGGTTCGCTAGGATTAGGATATCTTCATTGGTCGAGATATCGATCTTGCCCTGCATAGGGTCAGGCTGTGTGGTGTCTGACATATTACTTCTTTCTTAGTTGGTGAACAGGTTGTCTAGTCGCATACAGGAGTCAGCTGGGATCTGGCCCGGAGGTACGCTGATTGGCATGATCTCGAGGTCGGAGAACTTTACGAAGATCCCAGGCGGCGGAAACGGTGAATCCTGTACTGGTCCACCGTTGCCAGTGGGTAGCTGTGTTTCAAAGAGCTTAGTTCCGCACCAGGCGCACCTCATTCTTAGTAATCCGTCTACGTCGATCTCCGGGCCGGTATAGTGAGTGTTGTTGTTAAGAAGGTTTGACATTAGGTAAGCCTTTCCAGGATACCGGCGTGGGCACGCAAGATAGCGCGCTTCCCTGCCTCCTCGAAGATATCAATGATAGGATCAAGCTCGGCGTACCGAGCTCGCTTTTGGGAAGAGGGCTGCTTAGTATGGTAATAATCGCGCGTACCCTTGCTACAGACAGGGCCGCGGCATCCCTTGACATAAGTTCTGTAATTGCCGTGAGTCCACTTGGTTAGCTTCGGGTCGAGTAACTCTTTGATGATCTCAGCCCAAAGCTCGTCTAGGAAGTCCTCAGTGAGACTAGTGGTTTCTACGTCTGGCCGCATAGTCATTAGGCCACCACCAGGTATCTGATAGTCGGTCGCCCTGGACCCTTGTGTTGCTTTTCGATCTCGATTAGATCAAGAGCAATCATATTGTCTAGCGTTCTCTTGAGTAGGTCGGGCGGATAGTTCTTTCTAGCTAGCTGCCGCGTTATATCACGAGCAGATGCTCCACGGCGACTTTTGTCTGTAATCTGCTCTGTTACTCGCAAGACGTCTGCAACAATCTCGTGGCTAAGTGTAACGCCGATTTCTGTATCAAGAATCGCGTAGCAATTAATGATGTACTCAAACAGCTGTTCGGCTTTATATACTAACTCTGGCCCGACCTCCTGCTTGTGCTCGTTGATTGCAAACAGTAGGATGATCTTCTTAAAAAGAAGGTCTAGGCGCTTGAGTAGATCAGAATCATCCTGATGTTGCTGCGGATACAATCTGATTCTAAAGAAGCGCGTTAGCTCCTTCAGGCCGGTCGCTGACATAACAACTGTTCGGCCACCTGCGGCCCAAGCGTGAACTCGCTCTAATTTCTCGCAAGCTGCGTCAAGATCGATAACTCTAGACGAATGCGACCCTCCGATGATTTCCCTCTCTTTAGGAGGGCCACCCGCGAATACCCAGCGATTCAAGAAACCCGACCCGGCATCATACCGGGTTAGCAGAGACCGTAGGGCCTTGGGCTGTGTCGTCGCTGTGATCGAACAGAAGGGATCGATTGCGATATAGTCGCCATGAGTCAACGATCCTGTTGTTACGCGGTTGCGACAGTCGGCAAACTGCATCAGAGTTGTTTTGAGCGTATTGCCTTGTCGCTGGGCGCGACCCATCAAAGCTGCGAACTCGTCGAAGTCAACTACTCCGTTTACGGGCGATTGGCCCAGGACGATCTTAGGGTTTCCCGGATCAAGAACAGTGTGCTGGAAAGAGCGAACAAGGTACTCGCCAGAAGCCGGGATTGAAATGATCTTGACGCCCGTTGTCTGAGAGCTAATGTCTTTAAACGGGAGTACTCTCGAAATGACATTATTAAGCCAGCCGCGAGAACGAGATTTGCCGTAGCCAGTGCCACCGAGGAGACAAAGAAGGAGGTTGCCGTAGACTGGTGTAGTATCATCTAACTTTACACGCCTTCCCGCTGCGTGCCCCAAGGCCAGTAGGCCGTGCCAAAAGTGGTATTCTTCTGGAGAATCATCATTAGAGCAAGCTTCCAAGTAGTCTCGTAGAAAAGTGTCGTGCGGTACAAGGGAACGCCAGTCGATCGTAGGATAAACGGTAGGAAGAGATTCTTCGTCCTCATCTACGTCGTCCTTTCTCATGATGTTGACTACGTTAGTTAATTCGACTGGTCCCAAAGAACCCTCGGGCTGCTGCTCAGGATTTTCCTGCACAGGATCCTGAGCGTTCCGAGCAGTGTCCGAATTGTCCGAATTGTCCAGTGTGTCAGGAGTGTCCGCTTCGAGCGGAGTGTCCGGTTTGACTGGCTCCTCCGCTATGGATTCTTCGGGAGCGACTGCATACGTTTGTCCATTTATTCTTCGGACAAGTACTCCGAGCGACTCGGCCATCTCTTGACGAAGCTTTGGGAAGTTCTGTCCAGTCTTATAACCTGGAACATCGTACCCGAAGTGATAAGCTGCGATATCGAACTTGTCGCCACCCTCCTGGCAACCCCCGCAATACCAGACACCCTTGTCGGCGTTAATCCAGGCCGATGGGTCTGTGTCGGGATGATCCGGCTTTGGGCACGAGATCTTGATTCCTTCTCGACGCTTAGCTGTGGCTTTATCAATAGACTTGCCGCACCAGCGCTTGTATGCATCGAGAATATCGATCCGATCGATCGCTTGCGTTATCTCTAACGGTTCACTGTTCTCGCTTCCCTCGAATGGATTAACTACATATTCGCTTGGTGCATGAGTTGTATCTTCTTTGAGTAGTCCGCGTTCTTCTTGAAGTTGCCTGCGGCGCTCCGAGAATGAGACAACCCTGCTTGAAGGGTCTGTCATGTACTACTCTCGTTAAAGGTAGGGGTTGCCGGACTCTAAGAGTCTCTCGGGTTCGGGGTGTGGCGTAAGCTGCGACATTGGGGTTCTGAGATCTAAAAGAAAACAGGGGTCAGGGGATTTCTGATTTCTCCCAAAGGGGAGTCTGACGAGATTTCCCAAGTCTTTGTTCTCGAGTGAATCTTGCTTGGGGAATACTTCAATCTCAAAGTTTTGAAATCCCTGAACGGGATCAGCATTCTTGTGCCTGAAGAAGTTGTTGCCACGCGAGGGTTCGAACTCGTCCAGAAGATCCAACACTAGAGCAGCTCCCTCGCGCGCCTCCCTGGCTGCAATCGGTCCAGTAAGGCCATATACGTGAATGCCCTTACTGCCGCTATAAGAAACAGCACAATCGATACCAAGATCCTCTGTGATTACTCGTGCAAACTTTTGTGCGAGCATTCGCATCTGGTACTTATACCAAGCGCGCGGGCCAGGTTGTTTACGATCGTGCCAAAGGTGCCTTGGGGAGATTTCGCTATGAACAAGAAAGCCCTGATCCACTTCATTATCAGTAGCGTCAGGGCTTAGCGTATTAATTTCTGGAATCTCAACCCAAGTGCCAGACTGCGTGATCTCGCCGGTAGAGGTATTGACCTTCATTTCAATAAGATCGATGTCAAAGACGAAAACTCGACAGAGATCATTCTCGTCAAGTAAGTAGTGTCCGTATGTTCTTTCGCCTGCTATATGATCCCGCAAGTGTTGCATCTTGAATCCAAGTGGCGCGTATAGGCTTAGATTGCGCTGAACTTTGGTATCGGGCGACCACTTGCCATCTGCAAACTGAATTGCCTTAATATCGCGCCTTTGAATGAATCGCTTAGCCACTAAGGCAGCAAGTTCTTCTGACATTCGACCTCCGCAAAAGATTAGGCGCATGGATCGCCACCGTATAACCACAACCCTACAGGTTACTAAAACCCTTCGTCAAGGACCGATAATCATATCTTAAGAATGGTAATTTTTTGAGTGGAAAAACTCCAAATAGCTTATTAATAAGGCGTCCTTTTATGCGCGATAATAGGGATTCGCGGTATCCCTGGACAATGGCCCGATAACTGAGGTATGGTTCGTCTTGTTGGGTTGTTGTTTGGTTCGGGTTGAGGAAATGTCTAGGTGCAAAGAAACGCCTCCTCTGCGGCGAGGGGGCGTTTCTTGCTGGGGTTGACTACCTTTGCTAGCGGTGTATAGTTTGGACCTATACGCGCGCGTAACGCGATATAGATCAGTGATCCGATTGGACTTTATTGTGACAGAAGTATGGTATAGAAACCCACACTCCTATATCAAGGAGCTCGTAGAGGCCGGAGGCAATACGGTTTCTTGGGATCGCGGAGCGCTTACCAAGAGGCGGATCGAGCCATTCGTTCATGCAAAGCTCTACTTTGGAGAAATTAATCCTTTCCGGCTTCTCTTGGTAGGAGATCAGGGTACAGCAGAATTGGATCAGGATCACGATCTGACTAATCCAAAAGCTGTTTATCCAACCTGGACATTCGGTGAGCCAATTGAGCTCCTGAGAGAAATGATTGAGTTTCCCGTGGGGGAGGATCCGCAATCTTGTGATGCAAAGCTAAACGGAACCGCTATCGACGAAACTCCAGTATTAGGCCAAGAGCATAGAGTTATCGTAACGGAGTGGCCTCCGTCACAGACGATGCAGGGAAAGCAATTCCTTAAAGAATTAGCTATCATGCAGGAGGAGAATCCAAACTGCATAATTCATCTGCATGGAACATATAGCTGGCGAATTGCTTTCGGACTAGGCTTCGCGGCAGCTGATATTGATCCGCGTTGGGATGCACAGAAGGGCAAGGTTATTCTCCCTCCTGGGAAGGTTATGTTTTGGGAAAGAACTTCTCATTGTCAGGCATGGATCCACCTTTTAGGTTTTCAGGTAGTAGATCTTAAGATTCCACGGAATCGATGCATGTATAACATCAAGTCAGCTCAGTGGGCGGGCGAACACTGGCATGAGAACCTTAAGTTTAGAACACGCGGTCCTTACGACTCACTTCAGCATCAGTTAGACGTACAGCGAAAGCCTGCCTTGTCGAAATCTTATAGATCAAGTACGGGGCGCGCAGAACAGGGAGACAAGTTTTTGTGTGACACCTGTTCTATCAATCTCACTTGTAATTACTTCAGAGTAGGGAGCGTATGTAGCGTGCCGGGAGCCGAAACATCAAAGCTTATTACAGCATTCAAATCACGCGATAGTTCAAAGATTATCGATGGCTTAGGAGCTATCATTGGGGTTCAGGTCGAGCGCGCTGAACGTGCTATTGAGGATGAAGAGGAGTTTGGCGAAACTGATCCTGAAGTGACAAAGATGCTTAGTACGATCTTTACTGAAGGTGTTCAGCTTGCTAAGCTACTTGATCCCAACCTGCGCGGTGGCGCAAAGATTGCAATTGGAGTTAATACTAATGGGGCCGCAGCTGCGATCACTGCGATCACGCCTAATCAGTTTGTTTCTCAGGTTATTTCTCAATACGAGGCCGACGGAATCCCTCGAGCTAAGATCACTCCTCAAATGATCGAAGCCAAGATGGAGGAGTTCTCTAAATCCGAAGTTGTCACCGGAGAGCTGGTTGACTAATGACGCCTTCGCCGGGATGGGACGCTAAGAAGGCTGCAGCGCAACTTCGTTGGCTCCAGAGGAATCCGCACTTTCACGAGAAGCCTGCGAGTGTAAAAGAGTTTCTCGGCCCAGGCTACTGCAACATCATGTCGAAGATGCGTCCCGGCGTCGTGGCGGAACTCGTTGAGATATTTGGCGAGAATGTAAACAATGCGCGAATTGCGCGCTATCGTAAGGCTATGTTCACAGGCGCTATTGGAATCGGAAAGACCACAATGGCGAGTGTGGTCATACCTTATATGACGCACTGGATTCTATGCCTGAAGGATCCGCAGGATTATTACGATCTTCTTCCCGGCGCGCGTATTGCGTTTATGCAGATGAGCACAACGTCCGACCAGGCGGTCGAAACCGTATTCGGTGATATCAAAGCTCGAATTGAGCATTGTGAATGGTTTGCAAATAACTACCCCTTCGATCCGAAGTTCACTAAGCAACTTCGATTCGAGAAGGATATTTGGGTTCTGCCGGGAAATAGCAAGGAAACTACCTTCGAGGGTTATAACATCCTGGGCGGCATTCTAGACGAGGCCGATTCGCACAAGGTCACAGAAGAGAAGGACTACGCGGAGGATGGATACAATACGATCTATACTCGTATTGATTCACGATTCCAAGACAGAGGATTCCTTCTGGTAGTTGGGCAGATGAAAAAAGCGTCTGGTTTCGCAGCTCGAAAGCTTGCCGAGTTCGAGAAGGATCCTGACGCCCATACAGTCAGAATGACGCTTTGGGATTCGCTCGGCTGGAAGAGATTCTCGGACGCCAGGGGGAAGCGACTTTCTTTCTGGTATAGTATCAAGCGTAAGCAGATTATTCCTACCGATGCCGCTTTGCTGATTAACGACGTAAGTCAGATAATCGAGGTTCCAGAAGCGTATCGAAGTAACTTCGAAAATAGTCCCGAGAAGGCGCTTCGTGATCTGGCCGGCATTCCGCCTGCGGCTGGCGATCCGTTTATCAGTCTTACTTACAAGATCGACCAGGCCGTTGAGCGCTGGAACGAGCGCTATGATAACCTTGGATCTCCTGTAGATACAGGAGTCAGTCGTCCAAAGTTTGAATCTTGGTTTACATGCAAAACTCCACTTAAGAGAGCTGTCCATATTGATCTTGCATATTCAGCTGATGGAGACTCTCTCGGCTTATCAATGGGACACGTTAGTCATGTCGTAGAGGTTGACGGAGACAAGAAGCCATATATTGTCTTTGATTTCCTGATGCGTATTCACGCGGCGCCCGGCACTGAGATTATGATTCAGGACGTGCGGCGAATTATTTACGAGCTCAAGGATCATTATGGGTTCAGAATTCGTATGGTCACGATGGATGGCTTTCAGAGTACCGACACGATGCAGCAGTTAGCAAAGCGTAGATTCGCAGTTGACTATGTATCGATTGATAAGTCTATGCTTCCTTATGAGGATCTCCGAGAGGCGTTCTATGAGGACAGAGTAGAAATGCCTCCATATATGACTTATATTCGCCAGGGTGACGGCGAGTTAGTTGAGATAGCAAAGCGTGAATTGTATGCACTTGAGCAGAAGGACAACAAGGTCGACCACCCGGCACAGGGTAGTAAAGACGTCGCGGATTCTATGGCTGGGGTTGTGTTCACCCTGATGGGTGACAGGAGCTTCCGCCGTAATGTAATCTCTATGGATAAGGCACGAGTAGAGAAAGAAATGCTCGGCACAGGTACAGACGGATACGGTACTGGAGATCCTCGATTGCCAGATCTTGGTATGCCGGGCATGCACGCACCGCGCCCTCCATCTTCGATTAATGACGGCTCTCAAAGCATTGTGTTTCCACTACCGGCTCGACTTCTACCAGGAAGAGGTAATAGACGGTGAGTGGACTCCTCGGTCCTAACGGTCAGCCAATTAGTTCTCTGCAGTACAGAAAAGAAAAGCCTCCTAAGCTTGGAGAGGGCGTAGGAGTTTGGGCTGGCGAAAACATGCGGCCACTCACTCAGCTTCCCGGCGGCGGGGCCATCTCGTTTAACTTGGATAATCTGACGCTTCAGGATTTCCGACAGATGAAGGATCATTATCAGATTAATTCTTCATTATCAGTGTTGACGTTCTTGTTGCATCAGATGCAGTGGCATATCAAGTGCTCTAAAAAGAGTATCGCAGATCAGATTGAAGAGAACCTTCGTAAGGTTTGGACTCGACTAATTCGTGGAATGGCGCAGTCGTTTTGGGCTGGGTATTCTCCAAATATTCTCGAGTGGGATAACGATGTCGATAACAAGGCTATCGTTCTGTCGAAGGTTAAAGATCTCTTTCCTGAAGATTGCTGCGTTCATTGGAAGTGGGTAAACGGATTTAAGCCCGAGGGACGCTCGGTGGCTCCAAAGGTTCGCAGGTTTGACGGTATTACTCAATTCGGCGCTCCGGCTAATATTCCAGTAGAGTATTCGTATTGGTATCCGCTCCTGATGGAGAACGGTGATTACGCAGGACGAAAGCTTCTTCGGCCAGCGTTTCAGAGTTGGTTCTTCTCGATCCTCATGCATCTCTTCGCTAACCGCTACTACGAGCGGTTCGGGGAGCCGACTCCTGTAGGACGCGCGCCATACGACGATACAGTTACAGTGAACGGTGAAGAAATCTACGGCAATACAATGATGGCGGGCTTGATCCAGCAGCTTCGTAATCGTTCTGTCGTGGTTTTGCCAAACGATAGAACTCCAGTCGGCCAAGAAAATAATCCGAATTACGATTACACTCTTGAGTACATGGAGTCTCAGATGCGTGGCGCTGATTTCGAGCGCTACATGCAGAGGCTCGATGAAGAAATGTCGCTGGCGCTATTCACTCCGATCTTGCTTCTTCGTACCGCCGACGTAGGCTCATATAACCTGGGCGTAGGACATATGAAGGTCTACCTCTGGATGCTCAATGCTATCGCGGGCGACTTTAAGTACTATATTGATAAGTACATTGTCAAGCCCTTGCACGACTGGAACTATGGACTTAATGCGCCACAGGCCGAGATTGAGTTTGCTCCTTTGAATAACGATAATCAGGAGATGCTCCAGAACATCGCAACCGCGATGATTACAGCAGGTCGCGCAAAGCCTGATCTTCGGCTGCTTGGCGAGATTATTGGAGTTCCGCTAGAGGAGGTCAACATCCTCACCGAGCCTCAAGTTGATCCAAATACTCCATCGCAGCCCAAAGACGAACCTTCAAAGAAGGTTACTCCAAAGAGTAAAGCAAAAACCGACAATCAAAGGAGAGTCTATTCAGTACTCGAAAACATCTCTTCTAGAATTGAAGCACAGGTCTCCAAGGCAAATCTAGACGATAGACTCGGAAGCTACGAGCCTTCGTTTGGGTTTGCAAAGCAGCTTGGTGAAGCTTTGGAGGAATATGGTATTCAGGACGCACAGCAGCAAGTGGTCAGGTTCTTTACAATTCTCGGAGGATACCTTAGCGATAAGACCTCTATGGGGTTCGTAAACGGCCTGAGTGCATTTATGTTAGAGTTCAGGACTGCCATGTTTAGTGAAATCGACCTGGTGCTGGAGAAGATGTGAGTGCGGGACGATCCTCTCGTGAAAAGGAGCTTCGGTGCTTTTGTAACCGAAATCCTTTGTTAGCCACTTACGGTGTACGAAGAGGTAAACTGTTTGTACACGTCAAGGTCTATAAACAGCACAGGATCTTTGGGGAGGTCTTTGTAGAAGGCGGCAAGGTGATGCTCAGGTGTAGAGAATGCCTGAGAGTTCACACGGTTAATATCACTCAGGATGAAGCTAAACTTTCTGAATCAACTCTTACCGAGATGAATAATTTTTGCAATAATGAAGCGGAATCCTTGCCGAACACAACCGCCATAACGTAAGGTATCGAACTAATGACTGACACCCTGATTCCAGATTTAGAGCGCAGCGTAGTGTTGTTCTCTAGCCTTTCCTTCGCAGATGGTTTTGAAGTAGAAACCACCTTCACAAAGGCGGACGACGGAACACAGCTGCTTGTCAAGAAGGGCGTGCCGGTCTTCAGGTCTGGCACGTTTAGGGATTCACGAGGCGAGCAGCACACCTGGGAGCCTCTACATATGAAGCAGTTGGTAGATAACTGGAATCAACTCAGGGAAGACAAGATTCTTGAGTCGGTTCCAGTTCGTGCTGGACATCCGTCACTCTTTGGAGGAGGCGGAGAAGTCATAGGCTGGCACACGAACCTTCGAACGATGGTTCATAAGAACCCGGTCGATGGCTCAAGGGAGACATACCTTCTTGCTGACTACGAGATCCTCGACCCGCAGGCTATTCAAAAGATCCAGTCCGGTCTGTGGCGGAACCAGTCTAGCGAGATCGGGACATGGATAACAAATAGCGAAGCTGAGTATTGGCCTGTGTATCAGGGTGTAGCGTATGTAGACTTCTCGGCAGTTGAGGGCCTGCGTGCGTTTCAGTCAAACAACACGGCTAGTTTCAGCCTGATGTTCGAGAATCCAAAGGAGACCCCTGTGGGTAATTTAGCAACCAAAGATACTCAGGCTCTGGCTGGAACGGTTGCCGAGCCTGGTGCGGCTGACGAGGGGAGTAAGAGCGACACGCAGCACAGCGCTGCTGTGCCCGCCGCTCCTGCCGTAGTCGCTCCTGTTTACCAATTTACTCTCGGCGGCGAGTCGACTACTGACTACGCCGCGGTCCAGAAGCAGCTCAATGTTCTAGAGGAGTTTGCGGCTGAGACCATCAAGTCGAGCCGGACTGATTTTGTCAAGCAGCTCGCTGCTGCCAAGAAGATTCCGGCTACTATGATCGATTCAATGACAGAGCACGCTCTCTCGTTGAACGATCAGCAGTGGACTAACTGGAAGTCGGCTTACGAGTCGGCAGGCAGTGCTCCACTTTTCGGTCAGGTTGAGACCAACGAAGATCCCGAGGAAGAGTCGAGCACCGGCGAGAACGGGCAGACTTCTGCTCATTCTAAGTCGAAGCCCGAAGCTTCAAAGGTCGTCGTCGGAAGCAATATGACCGAAGCGCAGTACGCTAAGCGTGTTGAAGATCTTCAGTCCATCGTAGCGATGCACTCGCGGACAGGCAACAACGTCGAAGCGACCCCAGCATACAAGGAGCTTCAAGGGCTCCTTGCCCTCAAGAAGTAAAGGATAGCAGATGCCTTCATTTACTAAGGGGCCAGGATCTGTTCGCAGTCCGTTCGGTAAGAACGTATATCTGCGAAACACTGATCACGTGCAGTTTGAGTCGTATACCTGCTCGGCGGCAGCTACGCCGTCTGAGACGATCGACACTATTGTACAGAAGATCCTTCAGCCCGGCGAGGTAATGGCAAAGATTACCTCCACTGGAGAATCTGGCAAGGTTGGACCGTTCATGGCGGGCGTTGCGGATGGGCGTCAGACTTTGGCGAACGTCGTTGGCCTGAATGACACCTTCCTCCCCTGGCAGTTGATTGAACATGACGAGCAGATTTCCGTAGCTTATGTAGGAACTGCCGTCCAGGCTTGGTGCTTTGAGCGTGATGCAGGTGGAGCTCGAATCGTTCTCAGTAACACCACAGCTGCCGGTATGTTCGCCCTCAAGTCACTTGACGTGACCTTCAAGTAAGGGAGTTGACAATGAGTATTAAGCGCTTTAGTCGCGCGAGTGCCGACGACCTTCTAGGCATGTTTGCGCAGGCTGGTGACAGTATCGAGAAGGGCAGCGCGCTGGATCAGCTCCTCGAGGCATTCTCGGGGAACGACGCAGGGCGCATGGAGTTCGCTAGCGCAATCGGTCTTGATCGACTGATTCGCAAGGAAGTTTCGCTTGGCTCTATTCGCAACTTCCTTCTGCCTGACACGCATATCGGACTGGCGCAGATCGCGCCGTTCCTTGAGGTTGCAACTGATGAGGTTGTCTTTGACTACCTTCCTGTTGCAACCGACGGCCTTGCGCCTGCTCGCGCAGAGGACGCCGAGGCTGAGCTGTCGCAGAAGGACGAAGCGTTTGCCGGTACGGGTCGCGCAAGCGTTATCGACTGGTCAACGAAGGATCGTTACGCGCCTTCTGACGTCAACCGTTACCGCGAGGCGAGTCGTATCCTGGAGATCATGCAGGGCCAGGGCGGCAACCTTCCGATCTACGTTACTTCGGCGCTCGAAGATTGGGCAACGAAGTTGGCTAAGGACGAGCAGCTTCGTAAGCGGAAGCTTGACAACCGTCTTGAGTTGCTGATTATGACTGCCCTTTCTGCGGGCGTCATCGCCTACAACGACGGAAAGATCAAGTTTACCGTTGATTACGGGCGTCCTGCTTCTCAGTCAAACGGTAACGCTGCGAACGACTTCGCTCCGCATGTCGTGGATGGAGTTTGGGACGTGAGTACGACTACTCACGATCCAATCGGATTCTTCCTCGACATCAAGCAGTTCTTCTTTGACACTTACGGCATTGTCCTTGATCGTGTTCTCACGACCAAGGCCGTGTCTCGGAAGATGGTCAACTCCGCTCAGTTTAGCCAGCGTGCGGGCCTTGGCGCTCGTTACGATCCGGCTGGCGCACCACAGATGCCGAACCTCCACTATCTCCTGGATGGTTGGGGTCCGCAGGCCGCACTCGATGTCATTACGAATGCGACTGGTATTGAGTTTGTTATTTACGACTCCGTGTATCGTACGCGGCCAGTCGGATCTAACACGGTTACCAGTAACCGCTTCTTCCCGAACGACGAGATGGTGTTCCTGCCGTCTGCGGCTTCGGTGAGCGAGTTCGATGACACCGATATCGGCTTTGCGAAGACTCTTACGAGTCCTCACCCCGAGGGCAATTGGGAGCCTGGCTTCTACGAGTGGGAGAAGAGCCGTACCGATCCTTGGGGCTACGATAAGGGTAACGGCATCAAGGCGTTCCCGGTGTATCCGCACATGGAGTACACCTACGCAGTCAACGCGAAGCTCACCTAAGAGGAGGCGAAATGACCGCAAAGAGGGCAGTTTACACAGAGCCGACTTCTACGCAGTCCCTCCGGGCGCTGCAGAAGCGTGACTACGAATCTACTCGTGCGAAGCACGTTGTAGACGGTACGCATGTCGAAGAGGACGACGGCAACGCTCGTAACTTCGGTGTCGAGGATAATGACACTGATGCTTATGTCGGAGTTTCTCCTGAGTACGCCGGATACGGAGATCCGACTCAGAAGCCTTACGCGGCTACTGGTGATTCTCCCGAGGCGTTAGCTGAGGCTAAGTTCAAGGAGTCTCAGAAGCCGTACGACTACGAAGCCTGGGAGGAGCGCAACGCTCCGACAGCAGTAGAAGCGTCCGACGAGGACGACACTGAAGATACAGACGATCTTTCTGGTCTTCAGTAAGTAGACGAGCGACAGGGCGACAGTGGCATACGCTGAGGTATCAGATTTAACAATTGGAGACATTCCCCTTCCTCCGAGGTTGGGGGACGGCTCGAATACCATCACAACTGTATCCGAGCAGATGGATGTCCAGCTTGGGCAACTTTATGAGACTCCAATTGTTATTAGCGATACACCTCAGACGCATTCCACTGTCGTCCTGCTTCGTCAGATTAATTCTCTGATCGCTTCTGGCAGGCTGCTTATGGACATGGCAGCTAAATCAGAAGACATGGACCTTCATAAATATGGAAAGTCCCTCTTTGACGAGGGAATGTCTTTATTGATGAAGGTACTTGACGGATCGTTCCCGCTCAGGGGAGCCGTTCCTCTGGACGAAGAAGGCCTCCCGGACAAGCTGATCATTCTTCAGCAGGATCCCGAGTCGTTGGTAGAGGGCTTTTATCAGCAGGTAACCTGGAACGAGGTACGTGGGCCTTATGCGCCATTGGGGCCTTATGCTCCTCGCGAAGGTTATCATAATCCGCCAATTCAGACTGTAGAGAGTGGCGTCTGATGGTTAACGTAGGACTCCTTGTTGAGGTCTTAGATAAAGAACTCCAAAAAAGTCTTATTGGGATTACGGGCGCCCTCTCTCCTGAAGGCATGTCTGCTTTCATGAGTGTAGTCATGGTTCCGTATTTAAAGGACAGAGCCAAGGAGAGGTTCGAGGACGAGGGAGACGACGTTTCAGGCAAGTGGGAGCCGCTTAAGCCTGCTACGCAGGCTATTCGTGCTGGAAATCCAGACTGGAACGTAGGGCCAGATCATCCAATTAACGTTCGTACTCACGAACTTGAGAATTACATCATTGGATCGAACGCTCTTGTTCGCCCGAATGATCTTGGCGCTCAGATGCAGTATCCAGCTCGTCCGTCCACAAAGAGGACTATTCGAGATAAGATGAAAACAGCTCAGACAGGTTCTTCTAATCCTAGAACAGTTGCTCGACCCGTTTTAGGAATGAACGAGGCTGATATGATATACATGCAACTTGCTCTCGTAAAGCATATCTTGATGGGTGAGTCAGTTGCTATCTGAGTCTACAGTAGTCTTTCCTAACAACATCGTCTCGTTACTTGTCGACGAGCTGGGCGTTATTGATCCATCAGATACAACGATCAAAAAGCGTCCTCTTCGAGCTACTGACCCAAACCAGTCTATTGGTATCTTTTCTACTATGTGGACTCCGAATGACGAGTCTCTTGAGATGGGTCACAGGAATCCGCATGAGCCAACTTTGGGAAGGTATAATGTTGGTGTTCAAGGATTGGTTTCTCATGGGGATGAAGAAATAGGACTTGCTGTACATGCGATTTTAGCGAACATGATACGGTCGATCCTTTACCGTAGTTCTACAATTGCTGTAGAGTTACCACAGCTTGTAGTAACAGACGGACTGAATACCGAGCGACCGATGCGATGGGGAGTTAATCAACAGCGGTATATCAACAACGAGATAGGTGGAACTTTCATCTTTCTCTCGACACTCGAGTTTTGGGTAGAAACGGTGGTACAGTAGATGTCAGAAACTAAAGACGAAACTCCTGGCGACGCCGCTGTTGATGGCACTTCATCCGAAGATGTCCTTGACGCGAAGCGCGCAGAGGCAGAGGATCTTCGCAAGCAGATCGCAGGCGAGCAGGCGAAGCAGTCAGTGAATATCGAGGCTGCCTCGCGTGTTGCAGATGCGGCTCGCCTTGATACAGAGATCGGGCGGCTCAAGAAGGAGCTCGACGAGGAGAAGGCGAAGACTGCAGTGACCGAAAGCGCAATTACGAACGAGCAGGGAGATCCGCCCACTACCGAGCAGGGAGATCCGCCCACTACCGAGCAGGGAGATCCGCCCACTACCGAGCAGGGAGATCCGCCCACTACCGAGCAGGGCCATCCTCCGACGACAGAGCAGGGAGATCCGCCCACCACCGAGCAGGGCCATCCTCCGACGACTCATCCTCCGACGACTCATCGGCCTCCGCGTGAACAAGGTTTCGGAAAGGGAGGGGTGAAGTAAGATGGGATTCTCTTCGCAAGCCGGTCAAGTCGCATTTATGACGCAGGCTTCACCAGACACTTTCCCGGTTGCGTTCGACGCAAACAACACTGCGATGAAGCTTCGTTCGGGGTCACTTGGACCGAACCGAGACCTTCTGATTACGGATCCTGAGATTGGCGGCGGCAGGGATGTCGTTGACGCTTACCTGGGAGCTGTTCACTGGTCTGGCGATCTTGAGTACTACGTTCGCATGGAGGGCATCACAACCCTTCTGAAGGCCGCGATGGGACAGGCGTCGAGCGTAACCACAACTGGCGCTACGGTTCATACCATCACTCCGAAAGACTCTGCGACACTTCCGTTCCTTGCTATCCAGGAGTCTATCGGCGGAGCTGCAACACATCTTGAGTGTTACAACTACACAGACGGTGTAGTGAACACACTGCATTTCGAGGCAGATGCAAACGGGTTCCTCATGGGGACTGCGGGAGTTATTGCTCGAAAGCAGGTTGCAGGAATCACGCCTACGCTGACTCCTATGTGGGACGACTCGTTCTTGACCGTAGGTACAAACATTACGGTTACTTACAATGGCGTCACGCTGCCTGCAAAGTCTTTTGCCTGGGACTTGAACAACAACTTCTCAGACGACGACTACAGGCTAGGTTCGTTCTACCTGGGTGACCTTACGGCCATGCGTCGTGAGATCACAGGCACGGTTCATATTCGTCCGCAGGATTCGGACTTGTGGCGACAGGCTGTTTATGGTACTACGGCAGCTACCTCACCAGGCGGTCTTACTACCAAGAATCAGTTGATTGTCACCTGTACTACCTACGAGGACATTGTAGGCGCGACTCCAGCTGGAACGAAGGAAGTCCTTACGCTTACTATGCCGAAGGTTGCTCTAGAGCCTTTCGCGTTCGGTCCTTCTGGCGACGATGTTATCGAGTCAGACATCACCTGGCGGGCACTTCGTCCTGCCGTTGCCACTCCGGCGGCAACGGTTACTGTAAGAAGTGGTGCAGACACTATCGCGTAAGCGCATCCCATCGGCTAGGCTCGTATCGCTGGAGTCTAGTCGATGGGATGTTCCATGAAAACTAAAGCGAAAATCCAAATAGCCCATCGAAAGGGGCACAGGACATGACTGAAGCACCAGGCTTGCTGCAGGATGAAGTTGTAGTCGAGTACGTGGACTATTGGGGCACAGACGAGACCGCAAAGCATATGCTTCCTGACGGAAAGCAGTACTTCATCATTCAGGTGATGAATGAAGGCCAGAAGACCGAGTATCAGAGTAAGAACCGCGTCGACGTTACAATGACTCGAGGCGGTAACTCGCAAATCAAGATGGACCCAGGCAAGGAGCGTCACGCACTTATTGAGACCAGCGTTACTGGCTGGAATCTTTATAAGGGCGGCGAGGCGATTCTGTTCAGTAAACAGATGCTTCGCAAGTGGCTCGAGACGGCCCCGGTCGCTCTGGTCGAAAAGTTGGAGATGGCGATTCGTAAGGCGAACCCCTGGATTCAGGGTGACATGACAGCCGATATGATTCGAGAGCAGATCGAAGAGCTCCAAGACCTCCTTCAGCAGGCGATTGACCGAGAAGCGGGGGAATCTGGTTCCGCGAACAAGTAGATCTCTTTGTTCGCGGAAAAGAAATCCCAGGTAGACCTCATCCGTTCTTTAGAATATTTACTCTCTGTGACTTAACTAGCTGGAGACATCTTCCTGCAGCCGGTGGACTCTATGATCAGCATCCTGATTTCGTAGAGAAGGCATATTACGTTCTTATGGAACGTGCCGCTGAAGATGAAAAGCAGCGCAAGGCAGAGGAGTCAAAGAGGAACGCAAGGATGGGCAGAGGCGGATCAAGGCCGCATTGATTCATTAGAGCGCGTTCCCGGTGCTGGACATATGCCGGGAACGCGCTCTATGCTGTACAAGTCATTCGGACACAAGAGGTCCATAAAGATCTTCTAAGATCGGACAGGTAAGTCTTGTATTCTTATATGACCATCCAGGTCCGAGCGGTAACCACTAATGCTCAAGCTAAACTTGCCGGCATTAAGGCCGAGACCGACGCCGTGGCCGCATCTGCGGCTCGTGCTTCTCGCACGCCTATTATTGGGCAAGGCCAGATGTCGAACTTGCTCAAGTTCGGAAATAGACTCCAGTGGACTGGTCGACAGATCCAGTACAACTTTACTTTGCCTATCCTGCTTGCTGCAGGAGCTGCGACTAAGTTCCAGTTAGATATCGAAAAGTCTACTGCAAACCTTACTAAGGTCTACGGTAACCAGGCTGCGGCCGTTCGCTATCTAATGAAGCAGAACAAAGATCTTTCCCGCCAGATGGCGGAGGATAAGGCAGCAAAGATTGCAACCGACGAGATTACAGCACTTGGTAATGCGTTCGAGGCGCTCTCAAACAAGTACGGTAAGTCTCGTAAGGACGTTATCGACATCGCTGCTGCATGGGCGGCTGCTGGCGCGTCTGGAATTGCTTTAGCGCGTTCTGTGGAACTAACGATGAAGGCTATCGTTATTGGTGACATGGATGCAGTCGAGGCTACCAAGGCTCTTATCTCAATTCAGGCACAGTATAAGCTAAGTGCTATTCAGCTTAACTATGTTCTCTCACAGATGAATGCGATTGAGAACCAAACTGCTGTAACAATGCCAGACTTAATTACAGCGTTTGCTCGCGTAGCGTCTGTTGCGAAGCAGGCTGGAATTAGCACTCGATACCTTGGTGCAGATATTGCGGCGCTTGTTCCCGCGTCAGGCTCTGCCGCGCAAGCCGGTAACGCCCTTAAGACTATTATCAGTCGAATCGAGGCGCCAACCAAGGCGGTCAATGAGGCTCTAGAAGCTCTCGGAGTTAACATTGATGGAGTTGCTTGGCGTTCAGGAAGTGCGCAAGACAAGCTTATTCAGATGGCGGACGGCTGGAAGGAAGTTAACGAGGGCCAGCGTCTTGCTATTGCTTCCACTATTGCCGGAAGGTATCAGGTCAACAAGCTTACTACCCTACTTGATGCTATTGGCGACAAGCAGAGTTATTACGCAGCAGCATTAAATGCAACTGCAACGCGAGCGCAAGTTTTCACGATCGCTCAGAAAGAGCTCAATACTGTTCTGTCGTCTAACCCACAGAAGCTTAAGCAGATTTGGGTTATGCTTCAGAATGCGATGGCAAATGTAATCGCGCCACTTCTTCCGTACCTTATTGGTATTGCAGGAATGATCGAGCGTTGGGTTCAGAAGTTTAGTCAGTTGAATCCTGAGATACAGAAGTTCATCGCATTGAGCCTGCTACTTCTCGCTGTGGTCGGACCACTTCTTCGTTACCTTGGCTCGTTTATCACTTTGTTTGTTACCTTCGCTGAGGGAATTAAGTATATTGTTCTTGCTCCCTATCTTCTTGCGAAAGCTTTCGTAAAGCTTGGAATTGCAATTGGGGGCGCAATAGCTTCGTTTGTTGAGTTCATTGCAGTTCAGGTACTTTGGGGATCTGCAGTTCGGATCTATAATGGCGTAGCGCTTGTGTTAGATTTTTTGCTTGTTAAGTTTAAGCTTCTTCCTAAAGTCGCAATGGCTGGCGCAAAGGGAGTCCAGGCTGCGTTTGTATTTATGAGGACAGCCGGGATTGCTTTTTTTGCTTGGCTTAGGACTATGGAGGTTGCATGGATTGCGTTCTGGGCTTTCATGCGAGGCATGGTTGCTGCGGCTCGCGTGCAACTCGCATTCGAGTTCATGCTTCTTGGAGCACAGGGTAGTATTTTCCAAAAGATGCTGCTGGTGTGGGGGAAGATCTGGCAGTTGGGCTGGATCGCAATTACTGCTATGACGCAGTTATTTACAACTGGAATCGTAAGAGTAATTCTTACGGGCTTTGGTGCAATTCCTGCAATCTTCGGAGCGCTACGCGCCTCCCTTATGGGAATATGGGCAGCCACCTGGACATGGCTAAGAATTATCAGTATCGTAGGCGTTACAGAGCAGTTGAGTCTTTTTACGAAGTTTAGGCTCTGGATGCTTGCCGCGACTACTGGAATGTGGAATGCATTAAAGGTTATCTGGGCAGCCGGAACCGCTTCGCTTGCTCTTATCTACGCAGGTCTCCCGCCGATTCTAGCCGCAGTAGGAACTGCGATAGTCGCTGTGCTTACTAGTCCTTGGACTTACGCTGTCCTCGCCGTAGTCAGTCTTCTGTATATTTTCAGGGATAAGATTACGCAGTTATTCTTCCAGCTAATTAACTGGATCAGAACAGCCTTTAACTCTGTTCGTTCTTACTTCGATAATTTGATTGGCTTTATTGTCGATCGATTTATGTCTTTGCCTGTTTCGATTCAAGGCGCAATGATCGCTGTTGTGCGAGTCGTTCGTGATGCGGCACTTCAGGTTTATGAGTGGTTTAGTTACCTCAACCCGTTCGCCCATCACTCTCCTTCTCTGATTGAGAACACTCAGAAGGGAATGGGCCAGGTACAGCAGCATCACGCAGATACTTCAAAGAAGGCCCAAGGTCACGCTAAGGAAGTACATGGCGCTTTTAAGCAAGTTGCGCAGCAAGGCTTCTCGGGAGGTGGCGGTGGAGGCGGCGGCTCGCAAGGTCAAGCGATACAGCTACCTATATCGTCCGCGACGAGCCTTGCGGCTCTCAAGGCACTCGAAGCTGAGATAGATCGAATTAATTCAGGCTTGCGGGTAACACAGGGCCTTATTAATGCACAGGCTGCAGTTGTCGCCAAGTGGCAGCATGCAGTAGATGCGCTTAACGCTCGACTTGTTATCGAGCAGGCAAAGCTAGAGGCTCTCCAAAAGACACTGCAGGACTATCAGGACAAGCTTGCGCAAGCGCAGGACATGCTCCAGTACTATGCTAACGCTCCGCTCAAGGGAATGGGCGCTATGGAGGATAAGATCTTCCGTAACGAGCAGGCACAGAACAAGCTTAATCTTGCTATCCTGAAGATGTCCAAGGCGTACGGCTCCTTGGATGACATTAAGGCCAAGCTTGATTCGATCAATGGGGCTCAGGAGATCCTTCGTGGAACTCAAGAAAACCTTCGTCAGGCTGGCGCGGGAAGTGAGATCCTAAAGGGCTACGACGATCAGATCAAGAAGCTGGATCAGCAGAAAGACAAGTACGAAGAGCAGGCCAGGGCACTTGAGAAGCTTCAGGCAAAGCTTGATGCTTTACAAACAGAAGCACAGAGGCTTGACCTCGTAAAGGCTATGCGCTTTGATGCGTTACAGCGCAGGATCGACCAGGCCGCTAATCAACTCAAGGAACTGTCTTTTCAGCAGATCATGCAGGGTATTAAAAAGTCTAATCAGCAGATTGATTACTATAGTCAGAAGGTTGACGAAGCATCGAGAGCGGTCGAGCGCCAGCAGCGCGTTGTCGATCAACTTACCGCTCGTAGGGATGCTTATCAGAATAAACTTGACGACGAGAAGAAGATCCTCGCCGCGCTGACTGCGCAGTATCAAAAGCTTAATAAAGCCGCAGGTGGCAAGAAGGATCAGTCGGCGTTCGATCTCGCTCTCAATGCAAACAAGGGCGGATTCCCTGCTGTAGGAGGAACTGGAACTGCTCTCCGAAAGAACTGGAAATCTCAGGTTCCGCAAATCGATAAGTTTACTGATCAGCTTAATAAGCAACTTGAGGGATCGTTTGGAGACCTCAATCCGTTCGCTCCATTCAAGCAGTACTGGACTGACGCAGTTGACTGGATCAGCAAAAACATTACGCCAGCTGTCACCGGCTGGATGGACAAGATTGAGTCAAGGAGTCATTCCTTCGGGAGTCCATTCAAGGGGCTTGGAGACAACTTAAATGAATCTCTAGCAAAGGCTGCTCCTCCGGTCAAGTATTTCAGTAATCTTCTTGGGTTTATCTGGAAAATTGTTGGTCCGGGTATTATCGATACACTTCAGATTATTGGCGATAAGTTAGTCAAGTTCTTTATGGAGGTTGGGCCAGAGTTAGCAAGGGTACAGGAGTCGTTCAAGAATCTCATTCCAGCACTTCAGCACTTGTGGTTCGTATTCAAGATTGTCTTTGCTGCGGCGCTTGCGTCAGTTGTAGTCTTTGCTGCGGCGGTCCTGTGGGCGTTCAACAAAGTTATTGGTCCAGCACTTGATATCATTATTATCAATATTAAGTTTTTTGCTCGAATCATTGTTGACGTGTTCAATATAATTATTGATCTCCTGGCAGGAGACTTTGCGGGCGCATGGGATAATCTGTTTGATCTTATGATTGCGCCATTCCAGTATTTCTACGACTCTCTAAAGGCTATATTAAAGCTTATATGGGCTATTCTATGGGCGTTCATTAAGCCCTTGCTTGCTGCCTTTAAGTGGCTGGCTGGGCGAATTAAGGATGTAATTCTCGGCGTACTGAATTGGCTCAATGATACTTGGTCCAGGTGGAGAAGGACTATACTTGGGATCATAAGTCTTGCTGTGCATGGAGTTATCGGCTGGTTCGTCTGGATGTATAACCGTCTTGTCGCTATTGTTCGCCCGGCAGTTAACTTTGTGATTACATGGTTTGACAGGATTCGCAACTTCATTCTTAGTACTTTACCGCAAGCGTTTATGAATGGCGTAGGTCTGATTCTTGGGTACTTGAGAAACCTATGGCAGACTATTGCAAGTATATGGACAGACCATATTTCTCATACGTTGAATGCTGTTGCGAGCTTCGTTACTGACAGGCTTCCGCGAGTATTCAGGGATGCAGTTGCGGCCATCAAGGGACACTGGAATGATCTGCGCTCTATTCTTGAGTCGCCACTGAAGTTCTTCATCAATACTGTTTATGATGAAGGGGTTGTTCCCATCGTAAACCGTATTATCAGTGTTTTCAGTTTAGGGAAGGTTGACCAGGCTCTAGATAAGATCTATCCATTAGGTCACGCGGCTGGTGGTATGCTTGACCTTAAGTCTGGCGGCAGGATTCCGGGATCTGGATTCAAGGATTCTCAACTTGGAATGTTCATGCCTAACGAGTATGTTATTAAGCAGAAGGCTACTCGTAGACTCCAGAAGGAGCGCCCCGGCTTCCTCGATGCACTTAATACAGGAAGATATGTTCCTGCGTTTGCGCACGGAGGCGACACTGGCGGCAGCGGAGGCACTGGTGGCTTTGCTTACAGTGATGCGCAGGCGTTCGCTAAACAGCAGGTTGGCAAGCCTTATCTATGGGGCGGCGTTGGGCCGAGCGGATATGACTGTTCTGGATTCATGAGCGCACTGACTAACGTGATGCGCGGCGAGTATCCATATAGTCGACTTGGTTCTACAGCTTCGATGCCTTGGGCTGGATTTCAGCCAGGGCCGGGATTCTTCACTATCGCCTGGACGCCGGACTGGAGTATGTCAGGGATTGGACATACTGCAGGAAACATCATGGGACTTAATGTTGAGTCCTACGGAGGGCATGGGCCAGCCGTTGGCTCAGGCGCTCGTAGTCCGCTCGATCCATACTTTACTCAAATGATGCACCTCGGCCCCGCAACGTCGCAGTTCCTCCATATGTCTAGCGGGGGTAGCACTAAGGGCTGGGATACCATTAAGAATCTTATCGGATTGCCAAAAGAGTTCCTTGGCTTGATCGACAAGGCGCATGATGGCTTAGATGATATGCCCGGCTTATTTCCAAAGCAGATAATGGGAATGACTTCCGATATGGTTCATATGGGATACCCTGTGATTAAGAACGCCGTCTCGCAAGCTGTCGGTGATATCGCTCATAGTCCCCTTGGTATCGGAGTCGTTGAAGGCTTCAAGCATTTGTTCCACTTCGACAAGGGAGGCTATATGCCTCCAGGTCTTGCATATAATGGGACTAGCGGAGTAGAGCCGGTCTTTACTACTAATCAGTGGGGAACTCTTCGTAGAATCGTAAACCGCGGCGCGCTTGATTCTGAAGAAAGATTTAATGCGCCGTCACGCTCCGGCGGTAATACATTCATCTTTAATGGCGACCTCAGCTTCCCGAACATCGAGTCCGGCAAGGACGCAAAGGAGTTTGTGAGGAACTTGAAGGTTCTAGCTGGAGGTAAGCAGTAATGGCTCACGAAGTATACCAGTCCGGGCTTAGCCGTGGTGGAAACCATACTCCGACGAGCAGCCGCAGAAATGCCCTCTATATGTCTAACGGGGATCTTCTTATTGTCGTTGGAGATACTAATGATAGCGACTGTCCATCGGGCTGGGGAACTGGAACTGACGATCAGAAGATCTTCGTCTACCATTCGTCAGACCGAGTGACCTTTACCAGAGTAGCGACTATCGTTCCAGACGATCCGCTACGCATGCCGATGATCGTTAACGCAGATCTTTTCGATGATGATTCTCTTGGCGTTGTCTGGATAAACGACGATAAAGAAGTAAAGTACTGCAAAGTTAACAACGTTGGCGGCGGTGACTGGACAGCCGGCTCGCAGGAGGAGATTGCTCCTGCGCATTCAGGCTCGCCTGGTTATAACGACTGCGATATCACTATCGGAAACAACGTGCCTTCGGTTGCTTTGTTCTACGGAGACTCGACAGGCGGGGGAGGCGCAAACTATTGTGGTCTGCGCGTGCATACCAGACGGACTAGTGATTCCACGTGGGTTCTTTCTCAACAGACGATTTTGTTAACCGATGTCGCTCTTCAGGGAGGGACTCAGGACATTAGCCTTCAGTCGCTAGACGGAGGCTCGGGCACCGCGCGTCCTATTGCTTTGTCAGTAAGTTATTGTCGACAGAATCACGACTACGGCGTTACTATCTATGCAGGAACTCTTAACGAGTCAACTGGCGCTATGTCGGGCTGGTCGGATCGTAGAACTCTTGATATAGGAGATATTCCTAATAACATCAGTTGGCCAGGGCGTCCTCGAAAGACTTATATTTTCAGGAGCGGAACGAACGAGTTCGCTTTTGGACTTATGACATGGTATACGGATCCAAGGTTTATTGCAGCTATCTATGGCTGGGATGGTACGGATTTTACGACCAAGATTCAGCCATCGACATTTAAGCCTGGGTTCGGAAGGCTGTATGGCGAGAACAACCTTTCAATGACGTTTGGGTCGGATGTCTTCAACTTCATTACTGCAGCGCAGACTGGCGGAAGATCTGTTGGTCAAGAGGATCCAGTGAATTACGTTGCAACAATTGATAGAGATTTAGATACGATCAGTTGGAGTGGATTCTTCCATTGGAACAACAACGGAGACCCTGTAACTGTTTCTTATATTCTCGGTGGAACCGGAAGAAACACAGACCAAACGACTCATGATTCTATTTACTACCATGAGTACAACGATAATAAGTTTACTCTGGTTCATAGGCATGCTTTTCAGAACGTGGCGCCGCACGCAGTCTCGCCTAAAGATAGCTCTACAATGACGACTTCGACCCCTCCTGTTTCCCTGGATGCAGATATTGATATGCGGTCACCAGAGGCCCTCATGAAGGGCGTCTGGCATATTGATACCAGCTCGGGATTCCCTGACCCAATGAAGTTCCAGCAGACTGATGATAAGTTTGCCAAGGTCGAGGGGACAGATGTAGATGGGGTTTACCACAAGTTTACAGATACTTGGCCTTCGTCTATGGAGCTAGAGCAGGGCGTTACTTGGTATATTCGAGGAGCGTCTCTCGATCAGTTTGGCAACCTTTCTCCGTGGGAGGTTAATAGCGCTGGGTTTATTATCTCTCATCCTCCAGCAGCAGCGAACTTGCAGCCGACAAATGGGCAGGCTGTTTCTTACGGTACGAATGGATCTGTATTCTTAAGTTGGGAGTTTACCGATCCGTACGACAAGGATCTACAGACTGCGTTCCAGATTCAGATCGCTGTTAACGAAACAGGATCCGTTCTCGAGGATACAGGAAAACTTACTTCAGGACAGACTAACTATCTGTCTGATCCGATTGGGAGTGGACACAAGAACGAGCTCCTGAAGTGGCGAGTTAAGCTCTGGGATAAGGATGATATCGAAGGTGCTTACTCTAAGTGGGTTACTTTTGTAGAGGTAGATCCAGCCACCATTGGAATCATTTCGCCTGATGGAGTAACAGATGTTATAACTCCGCGACCGTATATCATCTTTGAGGGAGACGCTAGCCCTCTTGCGGACATCACTTTTTATCGAGTCTCTATCGAGCAGAGCGGTCAGTTAGTTTACGATTCAGATTGGGTTCCGTACTCAGCTTCTGGTTCGTATTCGATTAACTACAGACTTGCTACGTCAGTACTTCACAATGATAACAACTATACTGCCGTTGCGCAGGTGCGTGACGCGCACCAAGTGGAGTCAGAAGATAGAGTTCAATTCCATACGGCATGGACGCCCCCTGCGACCCCAGCCGACCAGAGTGTTAACGTGGCGTTGTACAATACTCCCGACAAGGGATATATCGCTGTAACTTGGTCTGACGATGATCGGGATGCCGCCTTCCTTTGTTGGGTTATCTACCGTCAGGTCGACGTTCTCGTAAGTCCTGGATTTGGTGACGACCTTCCTGTTTATGAGGTAGGAGAGGAAGAAGAAGTTTTTAGGGACTTTACTATTCAGGATGATTACGAATACGATGATTACTTCGCGCCGACTGGTTCGCGTATTAGTTATCGAGTTTCGCAGATCATCACTGAGTATGGAGATGAAGTAGAGTCTGACGACGAAGGCTCAATAATTGTTTTCCCAGAGTCTGACGGCTACTGGCTGATTGACCCTGATCCGCCGGCGCCTGGCGATACAGCATTTAAGCTGTCTATTGTCACAGCCGACGAGTATACAGATGAATACGAAGAAGCAGAGTACGACATCATCGGTCGCGGAAGGCATTACGAGCAAGGTAGTCATTGGGGTATTACTGGTTCAATGACTTTGCAGCTCCGCGATGATAGCGGCACTACCGCTCGATCCAAGAAGCAGCGGCTCGAGAATCTTAAGTCTCGTGTCACACTGTTCTATCTGCGTACTCCGTTTGGTGATATCTACTTTGTCTACGTTGGGAATCTTCAGGTTTCTCGGCTCGCAGGTGTTGGGCAAAGTGAATATGCAACTGTCACTATCCCCTACAGTCAAGTCTCCCGGAGCTGAGTGTGTCTAGTCCTCCAACGATGCCCTTATCTCAGGACGAGGGTCCGGTTACACTTCAGGCGGGTCCGCCTACTCAAGAAGTCATTGATGCGATCGAGGGTGGCTGGGCGAAGATTACTCGGCGTGTTGCATTCTTTGAGAACGATCGAGAGACGCCTTGGTATCCTGAAGGAACCGCTGACGGCGCTGCGCCACGACTTGTTTCTGGATCAGTCACTATTGATTCTACCAGAGATGAGCGGCGGGCTATAGATGTAGTTCTTGATAATTCAGATAACCTTCTGCGTCCTAATCCAGAGGGTGGATTTTGGTACGACAAGTCTATGAAGGTATATCGTGGCATTAAGTATTCTACGAGATATCTGGCGCCAAAGATTTGCATTATTGAAGCTGGCGACCTTGACAATGCGTATGCATTTAAGCAGACTTTAGGAAGGATTGGCTACAACAAAGTAGACGTGAATCTTGACGTGACAACTCTTGAAGAAGTTGGCCAGTATGATATATTGGTTTCGGCTCTCAATATTATGGGCACCTCTAAGGCAACCCTCTTAAAGAATGCCTATGCAGCCGGTAAAAAGATCCTTACCACAGGTGCAGGAAATACGGACAGCGAGATACCTTTCGTAACGGCTGTTACTTCTTCTGCAACCCGAAACACAGGAATAGATGTTGTCAACAAAGATACGCCACTTAACGGAGGATGGAGTTCGGAATCCTACGGGAGCCACGCCAACGTCCGCTCCGTTACCGCCGTGGCTGCCACAGCAACCGTGTGTGCAACCTACTTTGACGGGACCGCGACTAATTTAGCCGCCGCAATTGAAGCGAATTCAGCGCACGGTCGATGGTTCAATTTTCAGACTTGGAGCATCGGCGCTCAGGGAAGAATTCTGTTGGCAAATGGCATGCGCTGGCTAGAAGCCAGGCGTCCCTACAAGACATGGGAAGCGCAGATAGGATCTTTCGGTATTGAAAATCCTAGCTGGGATTATGAACCAAAGACGATCCATGTAACGGGAAGAGACTTTACCGCAAAGGGGTTGCGGTCTTCTTTCGAGCAGAATGAAAGTTTTCCAGCCGGTACTAAATTAGTCGATTACGTGAAAGCTATCGCAGCTAACTATGGGACTACGAAGTACGAAGTTCCTGACGTAGACGACGAGTTTCAGTCTCGTATGAGTTTCGAGAAGGGTACGCCTCGGTTCCAGGCTATGAAAGATGGCGCTACGCCTTTTGGGTACGAGTTATTTTACAGTCCAGACGATGCACTCGTTATGCGCGAGTTCTTGGATCCTACAACTAGTCCTATCTCCTGGAAGTTCCAGACCGGCAGGCAAGGGAACTTGGCTAGCTTCTCGAGGTCTGTTGACGACAGTAGAATCTATAACCATATCATCGTTACTGGAACCAGACAGGATTCTAGTCTGCCTTTCTTTGGCGAGGCTATTAATAATGAACCGTCCAGTCCTACAAATGTAGATCGTCTTGGAGATAGGCCGTACTTCTTTGAGGCTGGAATATTTGAGTCTAACGATGAATGTGCAAAGTATGCTCGTAAGCTTTTAAAGCTAATGGCTCTAGAATCATATGAAATTAACTTTGGGTCATTCGTCTATCCGTGGATGGAGGCTGCAGAGATTATCTCGTTCCTAGATCCTGAGCGTTTATCTTTTGAGCCTACTCGATTTTTGATGGATACCATGACGATACCACTTGGACTTGAGCCTATGACTGCTACAGGAAAACGAGTCACCTTTGTTGATGATCAGGGGCTACAGGGACTGTTTCAATCGTCTCCTGGGTCTATCCCTGACTTGAGTATTTCGAGCATTTCGTAATGGGCGGCTTCGATGATTACAGTCTCGCACTTGAGATGCGAGATGTTATCAAATCTATGATTCGAAAAGAGGTTGCGTCGTTGCGACCTGAGCCAAGAGTTGGTGCCGTATATGATTTCAGCGCAGAGGGGGGCTGGGCAGATATTTTGTTTGCTGGAGATACAGCTCCATTAAGGGTAAGTGCTTCTCGGTCTAACACTCCGATGCATAGTATTCTGAGTGATGGGGACGATGCAGATATAGTTAGAGTCTCGAGGGTTAAGAGTGGATACTTTATTTCAGAGGTTATGACGTCGCCTGGCACGGGAGATGTTCCGACAACTACGCATATAGACGGCGGGTTGTGGGATGGATCTGGGTCCGGAGATGGATCTTACGATGGTGGAGGTTGGTAAATGGCAACTTTAATTCAGATTCGCGGCGGTACGTTAGCTGACGCCACAATATCTGATCCAATCCTTGCCGTACGTGAGCTGTCCTTCTTTACAGATCTCGGCAAGGCGGTCCTAGGCGATGGCGCAACTCATGCCATGTCTCTTCCGTTCCTCTGGTATACGCCAGATGAAGTAGACGATCTGTTTTCGGCTTTAACTCTAACCGATATTGGCGCTCCGACCGCTAACTTCTCTATGGGAAGCAATAGACTTACAAACGTTGCGGATCCTGTTAGTTCTCAGGACGTAGTAACAAAGGCCTGGGGACTTGCAAACCTTGGTGGCGGTGGCGGTGGCACTGGAGACGTAACCGGACAGTCGTCGTCTGTCGATTCAGAGATCGCCCTCTTCTCGGGGACTACCGGCAAGATCATTAAGCGTATGACCGGCTCGGGTATCGTGAAGGTTGCTAGCGGTGTCGCCTCGATTGCTAGCTCTGGTACTGACTATGCTCCAGCTACGTCAGGTTCCGCCATCCTTAAGGGCAACGGCTCCGGCGGCTTCTCTGCGGCCTCTGCGGGCTCTGACTACTACGCGCCAGGCTCGACTGACGTTGCTGTGGCGGACGGCGGAACAGGCGCATCTGGCGCTCTCGCTGCAAGAGTTAACCTCGGCTTGCAGATCGGAGTAGACGTCCTTGCACCCAACGGCTCCGGGGCATCGCTGACTAGCATTCCAGAATCAGCCGTGACGAACCTCGTGACCGACCTCGCAGCGAAGCAGCCGCTGGACTCGGACCTGACAACCATCGCCGGGCTGACCGCGACGACCGACAACTTCCTTGTGTCTGTCTCGTCTGCGTGGGCGTCACGGACCCCGAGCCAAGTGCGGACGACCCTCGGTCTGGTCATCGGCACTAACGTCCAAGCCTGGGACGCCGATCTCGACACGTGGGCCACCAAGACGCCACCGTCAGGGACCGTCGTAGGGGCAGCGGATGCACAAACACTCACGAATAAGCGAGTCACGCAGAGGGTCGGCACGACCACTTCGAGTGCTACTCCGAGTATCAACGGCGACTCTTACGACGGTTACGACATAACTGCATTGGCGGCTGCGATTACAAGTATTACGATTACCGGGACGCCAACACACAACCAGCAGCTCCTTCTACGAATTAAAGATAACGGAACGGCGCGCGCCATAACGACAGGTTCGTCTATCATTAGTTCTGGTGTTGCTTCATTCCCGACCACTACCGTCTCTGGAATGGTTCATACAATCTTACTCGTCTGGGATGCAGTGTTTGCGACTAAATGGGTAGTAATGGCTGCAGATGCGGTAGGCTACTGACGTGACTGGCATCGGCTACCGTGGCGGGAACGTCGCCAACAACGGCATCAGTAGCACGACCGCCAACATCGTCCTGTCCCTGCCGCTCGGCTCGCAGGTCGACGACCTGGCCGTGGCGGCAATCGTCTGCTCGGCTAACGGAGTGGTTATGTCCTCGGCTCCCGCAGGATGGTCGCAGCTTACTCTTTCGCCAGTCTCTGGCAACCAAGTCACTATGTACGTCTATTACAAGGTGCTCGTATCTGGCGATCTCGTAGGTACTAAGACTTGGACAGTTGCTACAGCTCAGCGACCTTGTGGCATTCTGGTGGGTTTCTCTGGTGTTGATACGACAACGCCTATCGAGGCACAAGATATGACTAATGAAGCCGCCGCCACAACGCATGACGCATCTGCGATCACTTCATTGTCAGCGAACGCATGGATTCTGAACTTCTGGGCGGGGCGCAATAGTGCTGGAACGCCGCCCTCAATTACGGTCCCAGGTAGCCATACAGGCCGAGGCGCTGTTGCTACTGGCTTTGGTTCAGGCCAGGTTAATACATCAGCCGCTGCAGGAACACTGACTACGCCAGGCGCAGCAGGCACCTATGGCCCGTATACCGCTTCCTATGCTATATCTGCATCGGGAGGTATGGCATCCCTGGCACTTAAGCCTGCCAGTAGTCCTACTCCGAATCCCGGCCAGTTCTTTGCGATGCTCTGATGAAGTCCGATAAGATCATAGAATGTACAGTAAGCGTCCTTGACAAATTGCAAGTTTGAATCTAGACTCTGGGCAACCGGCAGTAAGAAAAAGGAACGGAAAGGACAAAGATGGCTGTTCCGCCGAGTATTTCAGTCTGTACAATTACTGCTGGCTCTTCACTCAACTTCTTCGGCGATGATTTCTCTATCTCTGTAACGGTCACTCCCCTGTTGGGTACAGCTTCGCACCTGGTGTGGACGGAAACTGGACAGGAGTTCGCCCCAGAAGCTAAGACTTTTGAGGGAGCGGTTAGCGGAGAGATCTCTTTCCAGGTGCCTCATGTTGACCAAGATGGCTTTGTTGATCCCAATATGCAGGAGATTAAGAATTGGGCTTACAAGTGCGTCGTTAATATTAAAAGCGGGAGCGGAGGGCCGGGAACAACTTTTACCAAGAATATTTCTCCGCTAGTCGGACAGGACGTTGTCGATCTTGATTCTGTAGCAGATGGAGTTCCAACAACTCCAGTTCTTGCTACGATTCCTGCAGTTCTTTCGGTTAATGGAATGACCGGAAACGTGATTGTAGAAGGCGGTGAAGGTGGAGGTGGCTCAACTTGGTATACCGGATCGGGAGCACCTTCTTCTTCTCTCGGCAAGGTTAGCGATTTCTATCTCAGAAATAATGGCGATTATTATGAGAAAACTGGCTCTACAGTATGGACACTAAGAGGTAATCTAACTGGTCCTGCAGGTGCGGGTTTCGATCCAGATGATTACTTCGATGAAACAACGGGCGACCTGCTATTAGAGTTAGTTCCAGATCTTCCTGCAGGGCAGGTTACATCAGGAACATTCAGTTATGATTTGCTTCCACCGGGGGCAACGATAACGGTTCATAAGTCCAGTGGAGGAGCATGGCCTACTCGTCCGACAGCTAATTCAAGTATTGTTGTTCAGTGGATTGGCGTTGCGCCCGCTCCAGTAATCGGCACAGGTGGCGCGCTTAATGGAGATATTTGGATCGAGGACCAGGCGTGACGAGCGTTCTTACTGATGCGTATAAACGCACAAAGCCTAACTGGACTAATCTCTATAGCGGGCTTATGGTCCCAGGTGGAACCCCGGTCTGGCCAGGGCCAAGGTTTCCAGGCGACCAGGGTATTGGTAAAATGTACTATGGTACTTCTACTGAGCCCGGTCGGCAGACAATTAGGCAATTTGAGTTACAGGTAGACCCTACGGGCGAGTATAGAGCAGGCATTCATAGAACCTACTATCCCAATTCAACTCTCGTGTCCTCTATGGTCGATGCAGCGAGCGACGATATCGAAAACAAGAGGATACCAGTAGTCTCTATTCATCCTCCGAGTTTAGGTGGAGGCCGTGGTGCAGATTGGGATTCAGTTGCCGCTGGCGATCAGGACGCCTGGCTTATTTCTATGGCTAATGCGCTTGCGGACCTTTCTGGCCCGGTGTGGTTGAGTATTGCGCCCGAGCCGAGGGGTGACGGTCCAGCAGAAAGCTGGACTGCTATGTATGCAAGAGTTACTTCAGTAATGAAGCCGCTAGCTCCTAATGTTGCTCATGTCCCGATTATGAATGGCTTTGCTTTTCAGGTCGGTGGCGACCCTGATCCGTCTATTTGGTTTGTAGAGTCTGCTGATATTCAAGGGGTAGATTCATATAACGAGTGGTGGACTTATGAGCCAGGGTCTCATCCTACGTGGGATCCTCCCAAGACTAAGCCCTATCAGCCATTCGGTGATATGCAAAGAGTATTCGGTAACGTCATTGATGGAATCCAGAAGTTTGGCGAGGGGAATTGGCCTATCCTGTTTGCAGAATATGGCGTGCATTACGGCTGGATAAACAGTGCAACTATTCCTAACAATGATTCCGCTGCGCAATTCATTCTGGATGCATACGATTTCTGTTTAGCTCGTAATGTTGTAGGAATGAGCTATTTCAATTCGGGTCTAAATGCTCCCTGGGGAGCATGGTATTTAGACGCTTACGAGCAGTATCCGCCGTATTATCCTTCACCAAGAGTCTATATTCCAAACCTGAGTAAATTGAATGCCTTTGTCTCTAACACAAAGAAGGTTGGAGTAGTGAACCTTCCGTGACTACTCTTATTAATACGGATTTCGAATCTGGTACAAATGGCAACTCTATTACTACCAGTGTAGAGCCGAATTATAGTCAGGTTAACGGGCCTTGGATTTACAGTAATGCGCATAAGAATGGGTCGTTAGCTGCTAGATGCGATACTGGTGTAGGCTCTACTTTTTGTTCTTTGCTTAGAAACATTACTGCAGCGCCTGATGTATCGATAGTTCTAGATGTATGGATATCTGCGCTCCCTGCTTCGACAATGGTAATTGCGCAGGTTAATGATTCCGTTGGAGCCGCTTCACAGATTAAACTGACATCGGTGGGCGCTCTCGCAATTACAGATGGCTCCACTACGGTAGCAACAACTTTGCTTAATGTTGCTCCGTTAAATCATTTACATCTGGAATGGAACGTATCGCAAACTCATGGCGCTTCTGAATTACGAGTTTATAAGAATGCAGACCCAGGCGATCCGCCTAATGAATTGCTAAATGCTACATATACAAAGGGTGCAATAACTCGATATCAGCATGGTGCGGTTGCAAGTCCACCAGCTAGCTGGATGGGCTGGTTTGACGATATAAATCTGCGAGATGTTTATACAGCGCCCATGCCTCCTCTTAGTACGATAACAACCTTCATTAATGAGGGCTTCGAGGCCGGTACGCTAAGCGATCCGCTTACAAATATTACAACAGATTTCAGTACCATTAGCGGCGGCGGACTGACGTTTGATAATGTAAAGAAAATCGGCACGCTTTCGGCCAAGGTAGATTCCGGGGCTAGCGCCACTGCGCAGGTTATGGAGAAAGCGTTTACTTCAAACGACGACCTCTCGTGTTACTTTGATTTCTGGCTGTCTAGCCTGCCTGTCGGAACTGGCCTTACTGTTGCGTCCGTGGTAAATGGTTCAACACTAACAGGAGCAGTTAGAGTTGAAACCGACGGTACATTAAGCATTCGTAATGTCGGAACTCAGGTTGCGCGATCTCTTTCAGATTACGTTCCTGGCTCTAGAATGCACCTCGAATGGCACACTAACGCTTCGACCGGAAAACAAGAACTTCGAATCTTTAAGGGTTCGCAATTAGATACAGATGTTCCAACTGAGTTTATTCAAGGAGCATACACAGGGCCAACCGCTAGCAAATTCAGGGCTGGCCTAGTCGCTGGTGTTGGAATAAACTTTACAGGCTGGTTTGATAAGGTCAGAGTAACTGATGAAACAGTTACGCCTTTAGTTACGCCGCCAACCACAGTAGTTGTAGACGAGCCCTTCGAAAGTGGAACCAACGGAGCTGCGTTAACTTCGTCCAATACCACTCTAGATTCTTTTGCTGGATCCGTTACCTTCGATTCTGCAATTAAGAAGCGAGGTAGCCTTTCTGCGAAGCTAGATTCAACAGGCGCGGGTGACAATGTTACCGTTCGTAAGAACTTTACTGCTATATCTGATGGCAAGATTTTCATTAGAACCTACGCATACTTTACGGCAATCGCGCCCGCTATTGTTCAGTTCTGTCACGTTGCAGATGGCGCTACCTTGCAAGCTGCGTACTGGATTAACACAAACGGCACCATTCGATTAACTAATGGCTTTACCGTACTTGGTAATTCAATTCAGCCGCAGGCACTGAATAAATGGACTAGATTCGACTGGACGCTCAACTTAGACTTAGGTACGCAGTCTCTTGGTATTTACACTAAGACAAACCTCGAAGGCTCTACGCCAACCGAAGTGCTAACAGGCGCACTTTCCGGGGTTGTTATTTCTAATATTATGTGGGGTGCTATCTCGGGACACCCTGTAAACTGGATAGCGTATCTGGATGATATCGCTGCCGATACTGCTCAAATGCCTGCGCCTACCGGAACGCCAGACTCAGATACTACATTCACACGTAGAGCGAAGTCCGGTTCTTGGGTGCATGCAGTAAACCATAAGTTGCATTCCTGAGAATAAAGGAGTTAGAGTGACTGACTATACAGAAGCCCTTGATGAAGAACTTGCGACACTTTCAAGTCGTATAGATACAGCAGAGGGCGGACTCACGCTAGCTGTCACGCGCATCGACAAGAATCAGTCTGATATCGCTGAACTCCAAAGCAAGATCGACGAGCCAGGTCAGCCTCCAACTGGCGGCGCTAGCGAAAAGTTCACGGTTGGGCTTCCTGGCTCAGGAGCTTCGTATGAGGTCACCCAGGGGGCGTGCGAGGTTGCGATTAACCAGGCACTTAAAGACGCTTCGGCGTTCAGCGGAGGAGTAGGAGGTAGCGTAAGACTTCTTGCGGGACAGTATATTACAAAGGGTCCGATCGTCCTGGGCGACAGGAATACCCTTTCTGGAGCTGGGTCTCCCGCAACAAACATCGTTGCAAATGTTGCAACATGGTCTGGCGAAGCTATGATTCTAACTCCTTCTGGATTCGCCGGCGCGAGGGTTACTGTTGAAAACCTTCAGGTAGACTGTCGGAACAAGGTTGGATTTGGAGTCTATCTTCGTCAGGACGGAGCGCCAGTCGTACTTGGTCCTGACCCTATGCACAGAGTTCGAGGCGTAGATGTCTTCCAGGCAGTAAGTGATGGCTTTAGACTCGGCGGGGCTCGCGCTGGGGCTTGTCGTGAGTTTCATATTACAGATTGTCGCGCACAGGTCTGCGGAGGTTTTGGGTTCAATTGGGCGGACAGTTCTGATGGATTTATTCAGTTCTGTTCAGTCCAGGGCTGCAGAGGTGGTGGCTATAATGTCGCCGGAGGCAACAGTAAAGTTTCTTGTTGCAAAGCATACGGTATCGGAAAGGCCGGAGCTCCCGCAAACGCTTTCCAAATCAGCTCAGGAAGATGTACCGTTACGGGCTGTGAAGCTCAAGATGTAATCGGTAACGGCTTCTACGTCGGGGGCACAAATTCTTCAGTTTCAGGTTGTAATGCAGATTCTTGCGGGGACGGAACTGATCCAAATAATTCAGCTGGCTTTGTTATTGCAGGATCTCGTTGCTATGTTTCAGGTGTCTCTTATCAGCGTGGCAACGGAGGTATGAAGTGGGAGCTTCCCTCTGCAGGCCAGATGTTTGCCGTTCGCTTTGCAGGCGGTAGTAATTGTGTTGTTAGCGTGGTCGGTGGAGCTACAATTGAAACTTACAAGGGACACGTCTCGGGAACTCCAGGTTCGGGTTCATCCGTAACTGTCATTTAAAGAAAGGACAAATTGATATGTCCACACCATATCAAGAGCCGGTTAATGTAAGTATTCCGCCTTATACAAATAGGCCCTACGGAGGTAATCCTGCAACTCCGCAACTTTGGGATAGAGATTCGGCCAACAGGGCGCACCAAGCTGCAATTGAGTATATGGCAGATTGGGATAAGGATGGCCCTTGGAAGAGCGACACTGTAGGGGAATCCTTCAGTTCCGCTCAGGGCTGTTTTCACAAGGGGTATCCGCCCAGCGCAGGAACTCATGACGAGTCGGGCTGTATCGATTACAACGGCACCTACGAGCCGGGCTTAAAGCAGCTTGCATTTGCAAGCGTAGGATCGATCTATTTCTACAGAACAGCCGCAGATGGCTTTACGGTTCACGGTCATACGGTTCCAGTAGGCAATCCAGATTTGGCATGGCTCGCGCGAACGCAGATTACTTCATTCTACGCGGGTCGTAACGGGCTAGCCAATCAAGGGCCGTTCCGATTCGCACCAGGCGTTAGCGCGTATCGCTGGGCGCAGGTCGTAGGGTCGGCATTCCCGTCGCTCAAGCGATGGGAAGATCCTTGGCATGGCGACAAGCCGACGCCACCTCCACCGCCTCGAAAGATCTGGCCGGGGATGGTAGCAGGATGGCCTGGTGCGACAAAGGTAGGATGGGGAGAAGGAAAGGTCTCGGGCTACAATCTACTCGCGTCTTGCGCGGTCGGTATCAGAGGCTATGCAGGATGGTATGGAGACGTTATCGATAAGACCTGGGATATTCCCGCAGCCAACGGACTAGCTCGGTGGCAGTTGCACCATCAGCCCTGGGCGGGAAAATTGTTTACAGAACAAGCTTGGAATGCACTTCAGGGCATTCCAGTAATTAAGCACGATGAGTTCAATCCAGACTCTATTCACCTTGGCGAGAGGTCGCATGAATCATACTTTGCGCAGATGCTGCTCGCCCTTCAGGGATTCAGCCGAGAACTCGGACTTCGCGCAGAGATTACCTGGCGAGCTCGAGCGGTAACCGCTACTAAGGCCTTTCAGTCTCACGTGGGGATCAAGTCAGACGGGATTGTTGATCCTGTGACTTGGAAACTTCTTTGGGAAACTCACGCATAAGGAGGTTCTCTAAGTACTAATGAAAGGTGGATAATGGCGGCGGATCACATTACTCCACTCCGAGCCTTAATTTACATGGCTTTTCTCGTTGTTGGGTTAATGGCTTTTCTCGGGATAGCAGGGACTATAACTGGAGTTCTGAATGTAACTGCTGCATTTGCAACTGTAGGAACTGTAATGACAGGACTTATTGGAGCGATAGCACTCAGGATTGCAAACGACGACCGGGATTCAGATGAGAAGAAGTAATGAACTTTTTCCATGTACCGTCCAGTCCTATACTCTGGTATATCTGCACCCTCTTACTTGGAATTGTTATAGGTCAGTTGATTCCAAAGAAGTTTATACGAGAATGGAGCATAGCCATGCACGCTAAGACGAAGGGATGGATAGCTAAGACTTGGGATCGAGCAACTGACTTCGTAAGAAGGCATCTCATTCTCATAGTCATCTTTGGCGGGATACTTTCTCTTCTGATTTCGCTTGGCGCTTGGTTCGGAGTGGGGTATATTCTTCAAGGGCAGCAGAATCGTGACGATCTTAATTCAAGTCGAATTGCCTGCCAGAAGTTGATTAATACTGATCTTCTTCAGGCTCTTGACTCTAGATCAAAGCCGTCTCGGTACGCAATTCTTGCACCCCGAGCGTTCTTCAATACCCTTCTTCCTGAGCTTAGAAATCTCATCAATTCACTCGAGGATCCAAATGGGCCACCGCCTGATCCTGCAGATGTAAGAAAATCTATCGAAGGCCTCTATGCTGCAGCTGCTGCTGCTGACGAGGATTACGATACATATATTAAAGCTTTAAACAAGAACCCTCTGCCAACGGATCCTGACGAACTATGTAAGGAAGGATAGATTGCATATGCAAGCCCATAATTCTTCTGTAGTTAGACTCCTTGATGCAATACTTGCAAGCCTTGCTCTTGTATTGTTAATCATGTCAGTCGCAGGACCAAGATGGGCGAAGCTATCTCCACGAACACGAAGGCTTGGCTTATCGTTCTGTCCAATTCTAATGGTCATGGTTTACGGGTACTGGTATTCTTACAATAACAGTTTGCCCACGACTCCCGCACTCTACCTGATGGGTGGGGCTTTAACAATTCTGGTCGTATCAGTTGGTTACGGCCTCTTCTCTGGAAAGTGAGAAACATGGTTATCGACTTCAATGACACCGCCATCCAGCTTTTTATCATCCTGGGTGGTACGATCATTCCTCTTCTGACGAATCTGTTGACCAAGACGGATGCGTCACCGCGAGTCAAGTCTGTTTTGACTCTTATTCTTGTTACCGCCGGAGCCCTGATTACACAGATCCTGGCCGCACCGGATGGCTTCGATCTAGAGCAGTGGCTCTGGACTGCAGTGCCGACGTTCATCGTCAGTATGGCTGCCCTGTTTGGAATCTACATGCCGCTGGGTATCCATGAAAAGACGAAACAACTCGGAGTGCGGTAACTCCACAAGCAGCAATACCCTCGACCTGAAGTGTGGGCAGGTCGAGGGTATTGCTTTTTCTTTTTACTCCTGCTCCACCCCTGGCGGTGGAGCTCCGAAGCTGGTTCCCGCAACAACGACGCCTGTAAGCCACAGAGCCTGCTGTTCCGTGAATCCTGCTTCGATCCATGAACAGTAAAGCTCGTTCAAAATCGTGCCAGTTTGCGCGAGCTCGGTTGGCAGCTGCGCATTCTGATTCAAGAGCACCTTCTTTGCTAAGGCGTCGAACTCGTTATCCTTGCTCATAATGATCAGTCTCTTTCTTTCGAGATGGAGTTCCGGTCAGGGTTGTATCCTTGCGAATCTTCCTAGCTTCTGCTCGAGTGATTTCTCCTTCTTGGACTTTTCGACATATCTCAGAGCAGACGCCCGTTCCAACGAACGTCATAGTAAGAATCTTTTGACGACAGATAATGCAAGTTTTTCGCATCAATCATCCTCGATATAAGAAGGTGCAGTGACCTTAGGTGTTGGTTCTGAACGTTCGTAAAAAATGGCCTTCTTGATTTTATTACGCTGCTCATCAGTAAGAGGCTCAGCCCTAAGCATTCGGTCAATATCTGTGATATTGAACTTACCGTACTTGGCTGTAAGTACTGGACCGACGATCTCCTGGATAGCCGCTTTGTCGGCCTTACGAGTCTTGCGAGTTGTAAACTCTACGCCAATTCCTGATTCAGTTTTCCATGAAAACAAATCTAAGTGTTCAGCCTCGGCTTCGAGGCGTTCGTCCAGGAGGTCACCAAGAACCTTGAGGCCCTTGAGTTGATATTCGACTTCTAGCTTACGAGCTGCAACCTGATCTGGAGTAAGGCTGTGGATTCCGCCGGTGTCTACATTCCTTTGAAGAGCTTTGCATGATGCAGAGATTGGGCAATAGCCACAATCGGCGTTAAGCATCTCAGGAGGATCATTCTCGTCTGTCGCTATGATCCGTTCGGCCTCGCGCTTTAAATAGCGCCACGTCGATACGTTGTCCTCACGAGTAAATACAGTTCCGACTTGCTCGTATCGGAGCATGTCGTAGATAATCCAAATCTTCTTTGCCTCGGGCCACTTGATCTGTGCAGCCAGGGCGTATGACCGCGGCTGAATCCGCTTTCGCATATCTTCTGAGCTGATAGAGCGCCAGCCGGTTTTGTAATCGACTACTCGAATTACTCCAGGCTCAACCTCGTCGCACCTGTCCCAAATGTACGTGTAGGGAATCGTGCCTGCAGAGGTCGGGATGTCGAAGGTCTCCTTTCGCTCTACAGAGAGAACGGTAAAGTCATCAAATGTAGTTCGTTCCCACCATTTACGAGTCAGATCTTTTCCGTCAGCGAAGAGATCTGAAGTGATATCCGAAGTCTGAAAGATCTCCTGGTAGGCCACTTCATATGCGGCAGAAAGATTACTCCAGGTTGGATCAATCGCCTTCTCCATGATTGCCTTTTGAACATAGAACTCTAGCCCAGCGTGGATAGAAGTTCCCATAAGTGCGGGCGCGCCTCCGGGAGTCCTGCTGCGCTGAATGTACTCAGCATTGTATCTCGCGAGACATGTCTGCGCTACGCCGAGAGCGGAGGCGGATAGAGTTCTTGGAATCATTTCTTGGCGTTCCCTCCGAGCCTAAGTGCGTGAAGATTCCTTAAATGAAGATCTAAACTTCGCTTCTTGGAAGCTAGCTCATCGATTCCCTCCTGGCCGGAAATAGCTCTTGCAAGCCATTTCTCGTTGCCAAGTTTTTCGATAATCTCAAGCCGGTCTCTGTGAATACTATCCATTGATTTCTCCTGCCCACATTCCGTGCTCGTTGGATTCGGTTCGTTTTGCATAGTCTTTGCATTCAGCTCTTACTGGACACTGAAAACAGATAATACGCCCCGGATTTGCAGACTCTCCCCTCTCGACAAACCAGAGGTCTTTCGCTTGAGGATCGAGTCTTTTGTTTGGCGCCATCCCTCTACAGAGACCGTCCTTCATCCACTCCTCTTCCTTGAAAAGGAAGTTAGCGAAGAGCTCTCTCTCGGGCTGTGTGTTCCATCTTCCTAATCCACAGTCAGCTCTGCAATCATTTCCTACTTTGACAAAGATTTCTACCCGAGGTCGTCCGTCAGTGCTGTCAGGCTTTGTTGGCCCGAGGTCTCCGCAGAGGTCTTCGTCGAGTCCTCCGTATCGCTCAGGACTAGAACTGCGTTCGGATTGGCGAACGTCGGTACTGGAATCAAAGAATCGCTTTCCTGTAAGACTGCAGGCTCCGGTGCAGATTCGTCTTTTGGGACCTCGATTTCCTCGGTGGGTCCAAGATGAGGTGTCGCGGCAGACACGGCAGGAATCGCGGGCGTAGTGACAATCTCTGTGTCAGAAGAATCCTTTGGATCATGCATGGTGGGCCCAAAGTTTCTCCCGCCAGAACCTGGCGCTCCGATCTTCTTTGTGAACGGCGTTCGAATTGTTGCTTTCTCGTCCGACATAAAGTCTCCTTAATTGGCGCGCGACTAGCGCTTCCTCGATATGGTAGCGCATATTCCTTGCGCATGGTAGAGGTTCTAGTTATCGGGAGTCAGGGTCGTTTGGACCAGACAGTGAAACCATACTACTTATACCTGAAAAGATTGCCAGCAGTATAGATAAGACTGCACTCTCGGAAAACTTAGTAGATTGTTCTCCGTCAGTCCAAATTGAGAGAATAATGAAGAATACGCCCAGGGCAAGAAGAACAATGGTCTGTCCTATGAACCACTTGGCAATATTACTCATCAGAACAGGCCGTCCTCTTTGGACTCAAGCGCCTTGCTTGCGAGACGATAATTTTCCTCATCATATTCGATTCCCACGCAAGATCTACCGACAGCCTTCGCTGCCCTGACGGTACTGCCGCTGCCGGCAAATGGATCGACGATAAAGTCACCGTGGCTCGTGGATGCCTTAATGAGAAGTTCAAGTAACGCCGTCGGCTTCTCGTGAGGATGAATGAGCTCGTTTGGCCTGAGCTGTGGTATCGACAGAACGTTATTTCTTCTCTTGGCATCTTTCTCACGCCGTCCCTTCTGGAAGAACAGAATAAACTCGCAGCCCATTCCCCAAGGACAATTAAGGTCGCCCATGCCTGGGCCTTCCTTTTGCCAGATCAGAACGGCTTTGCGAGTAAAGCCAAACAACTGCAGAAACTGATCTGTCATTACTAGCCATTCCGACAGAACTTGGTAAGAGGTGAAAACGTACATATCGGCATCATTAGCCGTTTTGGGGAGCAAAACGGACATTACCGACTTAAAGGTAGATATGGCGATTTCCGGTGACTCATCGTTTGCAATCTTGCGTGCATACTTCTTGCCCGATTCGGTAACTGCCATATTAGACAGATTGTCCACGCCAAAAGGCGGGTCCGTGAGGATCAAGTTTATCGGCTTCACCTCTGGCTTGAATCTCTGGCAAAGTTCCGTACTGTCGCCATGCCATATCTGATGAAAGAGGCTCATCGAGACCTAAATCTTCCTCCTCGAACTGATCGAGGAACGCTTTGAGTAATCCGAGTATGTTTATTCTCGTGCGAGGAAACTTGTATAAGAACCTGTTTGTAATTCGCACTGACGTAGGTCCAACTTTAAAGACGGCACGAGCAGAATACTCTGAGTTTGTACCATCTTCGGATCCAGCACTTTCGAACTTAATCTTCGCAAGCTCAAGAGGTGCTTCTGTCTCAGAAACATGCTGGATCGTAACTACGATCATTAGAATACTCCGTCAACTGTATCGTCCCAGGAATCGAGTGGCCTTGAAGGAGCTCTTTCTACTCCTGGAACATAAGGCGGAATGTTCTCTGTGTGAACATAATCTTTAATGAAGATATAGATCATTGGCTCCACAGTGAAGGATTGCTCAACAATATGCGAATGAATGTCTCGCACATTCTTGTCGTTATCAAAGAGAATGCCTTGTAGAGCATCCTCTAGGCCCTTCTGCAAGTTTGTTGCGTCTACTTGATGCTTGCGAACTCTCTTTCCAGAGGCGGCTTCGTAATCATCCAGTCTTCGCCAGAAGTAAAACTTGATTGTGTATTCTCCAGGCTCAATAACTGGAATGTCCATACTAGACAGTTCTTGTTGAACAGCGTTTTGGTACGCCTTGAGCTGCGCGTTAGGCGAAACATAAGCATACACTCCACCTTTTCTGCGACCTACTCCAGCTGTACCTATCGCCCACGGCTCAGGATTAAGGTCTAGCCTAAGCCAGATTCCCGATGCATTCATCAGATTGCCCTTAGATTATATTTACCCAAGAGTCCCCGACCATAAAGCTTTGGCGTCACTCTCATAACTTTAAGGCCGCAGGCGATTGCTGCATTCAGCTCGATTTTTGCACCTACGGACTTTTCCCATCCGTCCATCATGGCGATTGTGCTGCAAGTCAGCATCTGAATGAGATCTGATTTTATCCATTCGTGATACTCGTGATTATGCTCCGGATTGTTTGCAACCGAAGTGCATCCGTCAGGCAGTGCCACTTCATGCGGCGAGACCACTTCGTAGAGATAGTGCTCTCGAAGGTCAGCGGCAATCTCAGTGAAGGCTTTAATGTTGTGGTTCTCGTGTCCAGACATCGGACCCGAGAGGTATACGCGCGTAGTCACTGGCGCTCCTAGTTCGCTTTAATTTGGTAGGGGTGAATGTACCTAGCGGGTAGGGTTAATCGATCCTCGGGCACGTTCTAGGCCAGCCAGCCCGCTTCCTGCAGGGGTAGGAAACCCTTAGACATGGGATAGCGCCGCTTCGCGGTCGGCCCAATTGGTATCTGATCTGATTGCAGTTCGGAGATAGCCATGCCACTTGCCGTGTGCAGTCATATTGACAGGCGCTACGAAGGCAAAACAGATCTTGCAGATTTCCTCAGTAGATCCAGGTATTCTATGAGTCGCAGCATGCGTAGTGGTGTATTCATAGAGAATGAATACTCCACAAATCGTACAACTGGACCCAACCTGGTTGACATTAAGCCTTGGCGTAGGAGGCGGGTCGCCTCCAATTAAGGCTTTAACGGCCTCTAGGGATTCGCCAGTAACGAACTCCCCTGAGTCCATATCTGTTGCTCTAAAAGTTGAGGTATTTCCGCAGCGAAACTCGTCGTAATGGATATTTTTATCACTCACAGGTCGAAGCCTTGGAATAAGACTTCGGTGTAGACGGCCTCGACCTCGGTGTCATTCGCGCGCAGCCCAATTGGCACCCCGTTCAAGTAGTGGACTGTCCACCGACCGTCGCGGTCGCGCCGGTAGAACTTCTCGGCGTCACGGACCCAGGCGCCGAACTTGTCCGGCAGCGGGTCACGGAGTTGCGCCTTGGCCTGGGCGACGACATGCTCTATAGCCGCCTTGTAGGTGGTCACGCAGCCGATCCCACCAGCGACGACGCTCCGCGCCTCCTCCTCGGTCAGAGTGATAGTCACTGTCTTGCTCATTATTCTTTCCTTCCTGATTACCAATCGGTTACGGTTGCCGACAGGGTTACAATCTTAATTCTGAATCTAATCGCTGGCATTAACTCACGAAGGATACTCAATTGCTCTAGAGCATTGTCTCGAGATTCAAAGCTTTTAACTGGAGTCCATTGGTGTCCTGCGTCTTTTCCGAAGGAAACCGAACACTCGATATGGTACTCAGTTGCAAAAGCATTCCCTGGTTTCTTCATACTAGACTCCAACTAGCCCAAAGTATGCAGGTAGATCTTTCGTAAGCACGTGTTCAAGAATTGGCTTACTTAGCGAGAATAGCTTGACTTCCGATTCAACTCGCCCCTTTAGATCGCATACTTCGTAGGAGCAGTTCTCGGCGTACATATTCCAGAATTGCTCATTTGTAACGCCAAGATCTTGAGTAGCAACTGTGTAGACTAATTGCCGAATAGAATAGACAGCGTTGTCTTTAGAGGAATGCGATTCCTCCCACCAGGTCTTCTCGCCATTTCCAGCAACTCTCACTGCGTGCCATGCAGCATAATCACTGCCGACGGAAGGTACAACGCGAAACTTATTCATTCTAACGATCATGATTCTCCTTATGTATGCTTGCGCGGCTGCGCCCAGGCTTCGTAGCCAGCGCCGCCGTCTATATAGAAAGATCCATGCGCATCATCAGCGTTGTAATGACAGATCAATTCTTCTGACGGCGCATTACTGAGAGGCTCGGTTAAGTTTGTTGGAGTAAAGAGCAGCTCGACACG